GTCCGGGGACACCTTGAATGTGACTGTGACCGCTGTGCAAAGCTGATGGCTCGAAATCCGACTTACTCTGCTGTTGCTAAGAATGCAGCCCTTGATGCAGCCCTCGACGTCCTGGGTGGAGGCTTCATGGACTTCTATGGTGGTGGATCCGGTCAGCCCGCGAGTCCTGACGTGGTGGTGACGGACCAGACCAAAGCTGTTCGGTTGAATCTGAGTCCTGTGGCTTTTGCGGCGGCAATCAGCGGCACAAAGACGGCCAATGCAATCAGTTCCGCAGTCATCCTCAACACCGTTGACGTTAGGTGGTATCGCCTCTTGAAATCTGATGAGACTCCTGTACATGATGGTACAGTAGGCACCATCGACCAAGGTTGTGATGCAACCGTTGGTACCACGGCTTTCGCTGCTGGTGTAACAGCAAGCTGTCCTTCCCTCGTGATCTCGATCCCCTTACGGAGAATTCAAATGTCCCTTCAGACCTGGCAGGAAACTCTCGTCAACTCGACAACTGACGGCCCTACCCTCACGGCAGCGGCAGCAGCAACCGCGATCCCAACGGCAGCGAAGATCACGCTCCCCAACAACTACTTCTATGTAGGCCGCATGCTTCGCATCACGGCTTCTGGTCGTATCAGCAGCGTTATCACGACCCCTGGAACTGCCCGATTCGACGTCCGTGTGGGTGCTGTTGTTGCCTTTGACTCTCAGGCAATCCTGCTTGATACGGTGGCAGCCCATACCAACGTTGGTTGGAAGTTGGACCTCCTGCTGACCTGTCGTTCGATTGGTTCTGGTGTTGCGGCTACGCTTTTTGGGCAGGGCACTTGGACCTGTGAAGACATCCTTGGTGTGCCTGCGACTGCACCAAAGGGTGTCGTGTCGGCCATCCTACCTTGGAACGCGGCTCCTGCCGTCGGTACAGGCTTCGACTCCACGGCGGCGAACACCCTCGACCTGTTCTTTACGCAGACGGTGGCCACGGGCTCGCTCACTGTGCACCAATACATGGTGGAATCGCTCAATTTACAGGCAGTTTCCTCAGATGGGACTTAGCTGATGCCTACCTTTTGGACCTCAGGGATTGGTGGACGTTCCCCTCACTTTGGTGGGGGTGGACTTGGTGCCCCTGGGGCTCCTCAAGGCAACTTGCAGTACGGGGGTGCACAGGGGCCCTCCGCAAATCCTGTGGGCAATAGTGCTCTTCGTGCAACAGGTGCTCTCAAGGGGTGGGGGGTTACGAATGATGGCCCCTATCCACAGTTCAGGTCCCCCAAACCTCAAGTGTTCTGGCAGGTCATCGGGGTGACCCGAGATAATGCGGGGGTGCCTCTCGGGAACTGTCAGGTAGACTTGTTCCTACAGGGATCCAATGCCTATGTGCAGAGCACGGTTTCGGATCTGGGGGGCAACTACCTGTTTGTAGTGCCCTCTAACGGCCCCTACTATGTTCGTGTCACGGATCAGCAGCCAGATCCAACTATTGTTGGGAGTTCTCTTGTGATCTCCCCTACTTAGAAGGGGTTAGATCATGTCGGCTGATGTCCGACTCTTCAGCGGAGAGATTGAACCGGCGGACGTTAGGGTGAGAGCCCCTAGCGTCGAAACTGGGGTCACGTCTATTCTCTCCCCCATCATTTCTGTGGTCGTTGCTGCGACCATCACGAACTTCATTGGGGTCCCAGCTACCCCAACACTGGCTCCCCGCACTACAACGTTCGTCACCAGCCCAACGATTGGGCCTAATGACGTCCTGATTGGAGTCCCCCCAGTTGCACCTGGGATCACTGCTGTTTCGTCCCCAGTCCTCGCCCTTACTCCGACAATCGGCCTGGTCAATGCGATTGTCGTTTCGGCGGCCCCTAAGCTAACGCTCACGTCTGTGATTTTCGTGTCGGATCGATACTCCACACGATTCGACGTCTGGCTTCGAGTCCCCCCGGACCCGAATGTTGCAGACGTTCGGCTGTACAATGTCCCAGATACGTACAGCTCAACGCTTACTTTTGGAACGTTCCCTCAGATCACGAGTTCAGGATCGATTGACGGGTACCCAGATCTTGCACTGTCTCAGACAGCGGATGTCTCAGAAACAGGCAACTTGGATGCTGTGGGGGACATCACTACCCAAAGCACAGCTTCTCAGACAGAAAGTGTTTCAACAGACTATAGTGTTCAAAATGCCTTTGCGGCAGTAGCTGGGTGGTCCACCTACGCGGTAATGGACATTCCAGCCTCCTTTAGCGTGGGGGCTTCGGCCGGGCACACGAGTACCTGTGAGGCGGCATTTGTAGGGTCCCTCAGTGCCGCAACGAACACAGGGCTTTCGGTGTCTAGTGTCTTGGATGCTGTGGGGGCTACCAACCTCACAGCAACTTCGAGCCATGTGGGCTCCAATGTGGTCGACGCTCTAGGGTCTACGACATTTGGTCAAAGTGCTGGGTTCACTGCATCTGTGGGGCTATCAATTGACCTGTCTTCCACCTTCAACTCGGGAGCTTCGTGGGTTGGAGCAACTCAGCTAAATGCGGCGGGTACCGTAACGTACCCAGCTCAGTCAAGCTTGAGTTTCAGTCCGAGTACGACGTTTAATCCGACGACATCTCTTTCGTCCAGTGCGCAACTGAATTCGTCGGCTCAGGCTGACTTGAATGCAAGGTTGACCCTTGCAGCGGCTCCGTCGATCACGTTCAACATCATCGTTTCGCATGATATCTTCCCCACAGGTATCCCAAGTGAGGAAGGATTTGGGTTCGTTACATTTGTCCTGTACTTGAACCCTCCGTACATCCCAACGGCAGAAGCAATGGGAACACCTGTACAGGAGTTTGTCTTGACGTCCTCCGTCATAAGCCCTCCTGGTGTCCCGTCCGAAGAGGTGTTTGGAGTACCTGTGCAAAGCTTTGTTGTGGACCAACCATTAGAGATCATTTATGGCTACTTGGATCCCCTCCGCTGAAGCATTTGGCACTCCCCTGGAGGTCTTGATCCTTGGGGTCTCCGGTATTGCTTCGGAGGAAGCGTTCGGGGCAGCCACGGTGCTCAACACGAGCATCATCACGGTAGCTCCAACGAGTATCCCCAGTGAAGAGGCGTTTGGGGCTCCTTTCGTAGCAACCGTACTTGCCCCTACCGGCATTACTTCTCAGGAAGCGTTCGGGGCGGCTGTTGTTGTATCTACCTACACCACCATACTGTGCTCTGGGACTGCCTATGGGTCGGGGCAGCTCAGCATTGGGCAGGTCTTGCTGGCAGGTACGACCACAGGTTCCAGCACACCAAGTGCTTCTGCGGTCATTGTACATTTGATGGGTGGGGCAACCATCGGGCAGGGGCAACTGGTTTGGAATGGCCCTAATCCAATCAATGGGGTTGGTTCCCTTGTAGGGAACCTGGAGCTGATTTGCGTACCTCGCCCCATCTGTTGTCCCACACGCCCTCAGCAGACGTTCTCGTACATGCAGACACTTGGAGCTGGGGGCCTTGTTCTTTGCCCTTCCAGCATCCCTTCGTGTATCTCTTTCGCCATTTACCAGGTGTTGCCTGGCGGGTATCAGCAGCTTCGAGGGGCGGAAAGTAGAACTCCTGGTATGACGTCTGATGGGTGCTTCTATGCGACAGGGGTGGCTGGGGAGTGCGGTCAGCCAGGTAACTGGGCGATCGTTTGGTCTTGGGAGAAATCGCCTGGCTGTGGGGTCGAGACCTATACCGAGTACTTCCGTGTCTTGGATGCAGCGATGAGGACTCCCTGTGACCCGAAACGCAAGCATAAGTTTGGATGGGACTGCTAAGGTGAAATCATGAGCACGGCATTCTACAAAGGGCAGCAACTTGGTCGTGGTGGGCTCGACATTTTCCTTACGAACGCCAACGGGACTCCGGTTAACGCCGCTGAGATTTCCTACGCTATGTACGACTTCACGACCGGTTCGGAGGTACTTCTTGGGAGCCCCCAGAGAACTCCTGCCAACCCTTCGGTCGGAGAGTACTTTGCAAGCATCATCATCCCTCTCGATGCGAACCTTGGTGCTTATCGAATTCGTTGGCAGTTCCGAGAAACGGTTAGCGGGCCTATTCAAAGAGTCGTGCAAGAGTTCAATATCATTGATCAGGTGACGAGTGCCTCTTTGGTGACGAGCCCTCTGACGGTCACTGAAGCAGATCTTGTGCGTCGGCTCCGCACCCTTCTTCGTGACAACAACCCTGATCGGAACTACCACTTCCGGCCTCCCACTCACGAAGAGACGGTCCGACAGTTCAACAAGGTCTTTGGGTACATCTGGCTTGACGATGAGTTGAAGGAGTACCTTGAGCAAAGCATGAACTCCATTGCTCTTTATCCACCGTATACCGCGTTCCAAAGCTTGGACCAGATGGGCGGCCAATATCCGGCATGGAAGAGTTTGTTGCTCACTGGGGCAATGTACTGGGCCCTGAATGCTGTTCGGATCAACTGGATTGCAGACGAGTTCGATTACTCGATCGGAGGCATCAGCCTCAGTATTGACAAGGCTAGTAAGTACGAGTCTGCTGCCTCATCCGCAAGTGAGCAGTTCGACAAGCAGATTGAAAAGGCCAAAGCAACGGTCAATATCATTCGTGGGCTTCAACAGCCTCGCTATGGGATGGGTATTCGCTCAGCCTTTGGTCCCTATGTGGGACGTGGTGTTTTGTCCCCCCGCAAATTCATGGGCATATGATCCTTGGGGTTCCGGTTGACGCTGACGACTCATTGGACCTGAGGGCTATGGGGGCGGCCATCAAGGCTGCTGAAGATGCCCAGTCGAAGTTTCGGGCCTTGGGTCAGACGCTTGTCGGCATTCGAATTTGGAAGGGCAGACTCATTGCGGTAGGGTCTGAAAAACAGGCGTTCGTCTACTTTTTGCCGTGTGCTCGATGTAAGGAGAGAAATCGACAGAAGTCGGTGTAGGGAGTAGCGTGGGCTACCCTCTTTTTCGGGCCAAGGACTCATCTTCCAAACTAGTTGAGCCAAGGTCCGCCAGACTTTTCACGTGTGTTTGTGGGTTCGAACCACCTTCTATTGCTGCCCAGAAAAAGCACCGTCGAACTTGCCTTGAGTGGAAAGATCGCTCCGACCCCCGTGGACTTCTGCTGACACGTCGTATGGAGGCGCTCAGACAGTCTTGTGGCAAACCTCGACGGTGTATGCTGTGTCGACGTGACGACGGGCAGCATGAGTCAAACTGCCCGGACCTTTTTTCCGCACACCAACTATACTCATTGGAGTGCGCCGATATAGACGTCAGCACATTCGGATTCTTCTTGCTTGCCCTTAGGAAGCGGTACAGAGATCGTGGGTGGGTTGTCGGTGGTACTCTTATCAGAGACCTCAAGAAGCTATGACCTCCGTTGTAGAAAAGGTTGCTGCCCGATTCAAACTCCAAGGCGGCTCTAAATTTCGTCTTCCCCCTGAGATTGAGGCGTCTGTGGATGAACAGGCCGTCACTCTTTGGCGAGAGGTGTCACGAACCGAAGAAAAAGCAGCCCGTGGGTTGAGTTACGGGGCCTTCTATATCTACTGGCTCAATAAATGTGGGGAGAACAACCTCACTCTACCTAAGAGCGTACAAAAAGTGCCTGGTACTCTTCATGGTCCTTGGCCGATTCGACCAACAGACCAGATCGAGGAATGGGCACGTCAGACTGTACGGTCTAACACCCTCCTGAAGGAGGTCGGTCTTGCCGCCAATACCTGGCTGAGGGGCCTCTCTAGGCCAGTCTCCCAGCCTGGGGCGACACGAGAGGTCGAACGCCTTCTAGGTGAGCTAACTCGGTACGTCCGAGCAAAGTCGTATGCGATCGAGTTCGAGAAGGAGGTACAGTTTCTCCTCCTTCTCCTCGCCAAGGACCTTGACCGGACTGAGATTTTGGACGCAACACAGCTTGGCCTCTTTGAGGCCCTGCAATCTTGGGTCGGAGATCTTCGGGTTGATATCCAGAAGCTGTCTGGGTTGTTTGACCGATCGGACGCTTAAGACCAAGTCACCTTGCGAGTCTTCTGTTTGCGCATCGTTCGAATCTCTTCTGAAGTAGCTACCTCGGCGGCTAGGTCCTCGGCGTGCTTGACCAAGACGCTACGAAAGAACTTCGTGTGACCGTCCTTGTACCCCGTGAAGATGAAGATCGCGTCTCCCGCAGGGAGGGGGGCTATGGTGATGTGGCCCTTCAGGCCCATGCTGCTTACATTTCGATTGAATGCCGATAGGGCACCGTTAGTACGGGAGTCAAGCCGCTTCTGAAGCGAATGCACGTGAATTTAGTCCTTTCCCTTGTATGGGTACTCGTACTAAGGTAAGGGGTCTGACCGATCAAAGGAGAAAATCGAATGAGCGACGAAAATAAGAAGACCATCAATGATCCTGTGGACCCAGAGACGGTCAAGCAGCTGGCCGACTTGACGGCAGCACGTTATGACGCTGCTGATGCACTCTTGGAGCTGGAGCAACGACGGGTGACGATCTTGGTCAGTGCGAAGCAAATCGACGACGAGAAGGCACGCGTTTTCAACCGCATTTTGCTGGAACGTGGACTCCCGCCGGGAACCCCCATCGAGATCGACGGGCAAACGGGACAGATTGTGGCCCACAGTAGCGGGGACAAGAATCCTCCTCCGGTGGCCTGACACTTCCTCTTGTCGTAAGGCATGATCAGCAATCATGTCTTACGCCTCAAACCGAGACAGGGTACCCTCGGATCTAGAGCTGACGAGGGTAGCTCTGCCTGTTGCCCCCCTCAACTTGTTCTTGACGAGTGGGTGGCAACCAGGGTCGTTTGATCTCCAATGGGATGAACCCAGCATCCTGGCTTTGAATAGCCGGTTTCGTGTCCTGGGTGTCAACATCTATCGGAGCTTTGACTCGGAGTACGGGCCGTTTACCCGTCTGACTGACTTCCTTGTCCAGACGACATACTGGAAAGATCGGACAGACATTGAGTTCGTGACTGAGGATGTCACGGATCAATTTCGTATTGAGGGGGTGAACTCTGTCCAGAACTACTGGCCCCGCTTCGTTTTCCAAGTTCGCAATGGGCCCATCGTCAAGTCTGGGTCTCAAGGTACCTACGCGGATGAACCTTCCGATGTGCAGGTATTTGTTGGAGATCAACTAGCCCGCATCAAGTCGGTTGATGGCTTCTCGGGGGAAGTCGAGATTGATGTGACGCATTACAACAACGTCACGCTTCAAAACCTTGATCCTGCGGTGACCCCTGAACCTGGTTTCAAAGTCACTTGCTCTTACCGGAGGATGAAGTCTCTCCTCAAGACAGACCTCATGCAGAGGGTCTTCTACCGAGTCACCACGGTGGGTTTGCCTGCTGGGTGTGATCCCTGTAGCTGCACTGCTGCGGATTTGGTGGAGACTCCACTTGAGCGGGCTGTGGCAGTGTCAAGCTTTGAGGTCGAGAAGCTTGATTGGCAGTGGCGGGAAGCCGTTCGTCGGAACCGTTGGATCCTGGAGCAGGGGGGAGAGCGAGTACGCTTTTTCTTGCGTAAAAACGTGGGTATTGACTGTCCGTGCGTGGGGGACTCGTACCACAAGCAGCCTCAAAACGACTGCCTCATCTGTTTCGGCACTGCAATCGTTGGGGGGTATGAGGGCCCCTACGATGCCATCATCGCCCCTGATGATGCTGAGCGTAGGATTGCGCAGAAAGACAAGGGACGAACCGTCGAACATACCTACGAGGTGTGGACGGGACCAACCCCCATCTTGTCTCAACGCGACTTCTTGGTGAAGCTCAACGGTGAACGATACTCTGTGGGTGCTGTTAGATTCCCATCCTCACGAGGCATGGTCCTTCAACAGCACTTCAATATCGGGCACATCGATGAACAGGACGTGCGATTGAAGGTCCCCATGGGGGATCCTCTTCGGGTGGCGGCTGGGAGAATCCTTCCTGAGTTCCCCAATAATGGGCCGACGCCAATCACGGAGAAGCCCAATATCCCAGACGAGCGTGAGTTGAGAGGTCGTACGATCACCTGGGAAAATACGACTTACTTATGAAGTCTGGCGTCAAAGCGATATACAAGAAGCCCCTCACAGGAGAACTGAAGGGGGATGTCGCAACCGTTCTGAAGAAGGTTGAACGACAATTTCTTAGGCGTCTTCGAATTCAACTCTCTCAGACAGGGTTCTCAAATGATGCCAAGAGGGCCTTTTCGAAGGCGATGAAGATTGAGGTCAAGAAATCGTCTATCTTGCTGACGGTTTTGCACCCTGCGTGGCGTCCCATGGTTGAGGGGCAAAAGTCCCGGCAAATGCTCTGGCTCAAACGAGCCAAGGCTCCTATCCCTATCATCACGGAGTCGGGGAAGTTGATCTTCCGATCGGCTACTGCAAAGTCGATGGCTGATGGTAAGTGGATCCATCCCGGTAGGAAGCCATCTAATTTTGTGGAATTGGCTCGACGAGAGACTAAGGCATGGGCTAAGAAGACACTTCCTGATCTGCTACGTCGGGAGATTGCAAAAACACTTACAGGGAAATGACAGCCAAATGATGGGTGACGTTCAAGTGGTTGGTCTCGTCCCTGAGACCGTGCAGCTCCCTGATATCGGGCTTGATGTTGCTCATGGGGTTGCTGTTTGGATCCCCGGTGAAAAAGCGACAGCGTCAAAAGACCTCTGGCGAGCAATTAGCCAGAGAAGGGTGTTCAAGCTTAGTTCTTCCTCTCCTATTGTGGCTCCTCATGTCAGACCTCCGACGGAGGAGATTGCCCAACTAAAGGCGCGTATTGCTACGTTGGAAAAGGAAAACGCAGAGTTGCACCAAACGTTGGCCCAGCAGGCAAAAATCGAAGACGTGTTGAATCTTCTCCGATCTGGGCAGATCCCGATGTTCTCCGCCCCATCTAAGGTAGGCCCCTCAACGGGTGTACCCGCCCCTGGGAGACCAGCTGTTGCCGTCGTCGAGGTGGACACCCCCACCTTCATCCCTTCTCAGATCCGAAGCGACAGCCAGGAGGCCAGGGTCACGGTATCGGAAGGTCAAACAGAGGGGGGCAGCGTCACAGATGCACGGTCTGCCCTACGAAAGATACGCAAGGGGGAATAATCCTCTTGCGTAACCTGACTCTTAGGAGACTTCCATGCACCCTCGTCAAGCTTCCATCCTGACCCAGACCAATGACCTTGTGGGTCGTCTTGCCGCCAAGAAGCAGCAGGCGACGCCAAAGACTTCGGTGCCCACCCTGTTCAAGTACACGGACCCCGACTCGGGTAAAGACTTCTACCTCACGGAGAAGAAGACAACGGTCAAGTCCCCGTACTCGGGCAAGTCCTTCTCGGCAAAGCCCGAGAAGTTCAACATGGGGGATGTGACCAAGGAACTGAAGTCTGATGCCAAGGCAGAGAAGTGACTGCTCCTTCGGATCGAACAATTCTGGTCGACCCGCTTGCGTTTGACCCTTTTCGGGACGGACCTCCGTATCTACCCGCTCAGCCTGAAGTCTCCCGAAAGCAGGCCAAAACAGCTTCTTTGGGAGTTCGGGCCAATCAGGCAGATGTGTTCAAGCAGGCCCTTCGGCAGTTCTTTGGTCAGTCGTTGCCTCTTTTCCAAAAAGGGTCGAAGGCAGCAGAGCTAGCTGTTCTTTTGGCTGTTCTTAGGGCAGAGGCTCAACTGCACCAATCCCATCATTGGGCGACAAGTGGGCCGCAGTTTTACGCCGACCATCAGCTTTTTGATCGAGCCTACAATACTACTTTTGAGATGGTGGATGGGCTTGCCGAACGAGCGGTTGGCTTGGGGGTCCCTTCCTTGGTCGAACCTTTGCATCAAGTCAATATGATGCAAAGGTACACGCAGGTCATCTACCGTGAGGCCCCAAACTCAACTTCGGCTTCTGCCGAAGTCATGGTTCAATGCTCCTTCTTGGCTGTGCTGGGGTTCATGGAGGTCTTTGACCTCGCCTACGCCGCTTTGAAGGCCCAAGATGTACTTACGCCTGGGACAGACAACCTACTGCAAGGATATGCGGATGAACACGAGACGTTGATCTATCTGTTCAAGCAACGCACTCAGCTCGATACGACGATGAAGTTCTCATCCTCGGGTATCCCCCTGCCGAATGACTCGGCGTGGAAGAAGTAAAAATCACTACATTAGATGGAGATCAAAAATGGCATCTGAGAACAAGCCTGGGGTAGGACTCGATATTGGCACGATGAATATCGTGTCAGCCCGTACAACTGAAGCCGGGCGTACAACGACAAAGCGTGTTCGAGACGCTTTCATTGATCTTGAGCTTGAGGCGAAGAAAACCCTGAAGCTGTCCAAGGTCTCGTACGTTGAGGAGGAGGGGTCATTGGTCGTGTTGGGCGACTCAGCTCTCACGATGGCCAACCTCTTCAAACAGGAAGTGCGTCGACCTCTTAGCCGTGGGGTTATTGCGGCCGGAGAGATGTCAGCACAAAAGATCTTGTCGTTGCTCATCTTCAACGTTCTCTCCGAGCCGATTACGGAGCGAGAGCACTGCTACTACAGCGTGCCTGCCTCCCCACTGGATGACCCCAACCAGGATGTGGTTTACCACACAGAGGTTTTCCGCAAGATTCTATCGGAGCACGGGTACACCCCCCATCCGATGAATGAAGCAATGGCGATCATCTACAGCCAGTGTGCTGCTGAGCAGTTTAGCGGACTGGCTGTCAGCTTCGGCTCAGGTATGTGCAATGTTGCCTTGGCTTATCAAACCGTGAAGGGGTTGGAGTTCTCGCTCGCTCGGGGTGGGGACTACATCGACAATCACGCGGCAAAAGCCCTAGGTTCAACCGCTTCACGTATGTGTGCCGTGAAGGAAAAAGGGGTCGACCTTCTCAACCCCAAGAACCGAGAAGAAGAAGCCATCGTTCTCTACGTCAGGGCTCTCATTAGGTACTGTCTGGAGAACATCGCAGCCCAGTTCCGACAGGCGGCCAATACGATCAGCCTCCCAGACCCCATCCCGTTCGTCATTTCGGGTGGAACCACCAAGGCAGGGGGGTTCGAAGAGGTTTTCCGAGAAGAGTACGCTCTGGTTAACAAGCGTGGTTTTCCGATCCCCATCTCTGAGATCCGCATGGCCAGTGACCCTATGACCGCTGTTGCGGAGGGGCTTCTTGTGTTGGCCGGTGAAGAGTACTCTGAGTGACCTGAGTGACCTGAAAAGAGGTGGGTCATTTACTACTATCTTGTCTCCGCTTTGAAGCGTCGTTTGGTGTTGGAGCTACAGGACAGCTTCAGCAGGCATCCGATTTACTCGAAGGTTGCCCCGAACATCCAAAACCGTTTCTCTTTCAAAGAACGTCCCCAGATGGGGATCATCGTGAAGGGGTCAAGCGCCAATAAGGTGTCCTTGTCGGGGGACAACTTCATGGGTAACGTCGAGAGCTTTGTGATGCTCTCTTACGTTGGGGAGCCTGTCTACCCTATTGAGTGGGTCCGAGAGGACCTTAATGCGGTGCGGGCCAACAATGGACAGATGCCCACGCCCCCTGGGATCTACTACTTGGAGATCTTGGAGGTGCCTGAGAACCCTCAGGGCTTCGGTTCGTTTGCCGTAGACCCTCTACGCACTGTGACCGAAGAGCCTCTCGCTCATTTTCAGTCGGGAATTGAGCGAGAGGCTCAGCTTCAAAATGTCCCTTTGCAGGGAACTGTGCGTTTGTGGTTGAACCAACGCGTTCTCCTCAAGGATGGGGTCGACTACACCATCGATTACCAGACAGGGGCCGTTCAATTCTTGGTACGTTTCAACCCAAATGACCTTGTGGCTGCGGACTACAGGTTTTCGGAGGAGAGCAGAGGCCCGTTTAAGTACCAATGGAATACAAGCGACTTCACTACGCTTCCTGGTGTTGTGCTGGCCTTTGGTAAACGGTCAAAGGTTGGAGATAAGGTTGCGATTGCGGTTAGTCCTGACCGAACCGATGCCGCTTTGGCCTATGGGGGTAAGTTCGAAGTAAGTTTCGACCTCGATGTCATCTCTCTTGATGCTGTAGCCACAGAGGAGTTGGCTGACCTTGTGGTCATGTATCTGTGGGCAGAAAAGAAGGCCCTGTTGGAGTTCGAAGGAATAGAGATAGTGGACATCTCTATCGGGGGCGAAAGTGAAGAAATTTACGACGAGACGGGGGACCTCAACTACTACCAGGCGTCCTTGAGCCTCCAGTTTCGATCCGACTGGGAAATGCACATCCCGCTGCCCTTGGCTATATCGAAGGTCTCTACAGAGAAGACCACAAGTTCGGCCGGTTTGGTTGTGCAAACCCCTGGTATGTTCATGGCAACGTTCCCCATAATTGCTGGCCGCAACAACGATTACGAACGAATTAAGTAACCCTCTCATCAAATCAGAGCCCCCTATGCCACGCTACGTTTTTGAGTGTCAAAATGAAGTCTGCAACTGTCGATTCGAACGCATGTTGAAGATGGCTGAGTACCCTACCTTCGTGTGTCCATCGTGTGGTGAAGACGCTCCCCGATGTCTTGAGGGGGAAGGATTCGCATTTGGGTTCCAGGTTCCCACCGAGAAGGTTGGCAACTCAGGAGTCCACAAGGAAGATTACCCTACAGCCGACCAAGCGGTCGGGCGTTCGGCTACAAATCGTTGGGCTTCTTATGAGGATCGTAAGAAGGTGAAGAACGAAGCTCGAACAAAGGGTGCGACCCATGCCCTCATCCGGCACCAAGGTGAGGGGTACATCGAGTACGAGCCCATGACCGACACTGGGTTGGCCAGTCGAAAAGACAGGGCAAAGAAGATTCTTACCGCAGTTCAGACAAGTCGTGCCTCCCGCTAAGGGAGTTGAGTAATCTTCTTGTGCCCCTAGGATAGAAGATACCCAGACCCAGACCCATACGCAAATCGGATCCGCCTCAAAGGGATAAGAGAGAGTCGAATCCCTAATATCTGTATCAAATTTCACTCACTGAGGAGATCTCTACTATGGCTCAGGGGCCTTTCGTCGGGTACGTCCCGCCGGGTGCATACACCCGAACATTGACTGAAGCGAATCTCACCAACTTCACTGCGGGATTGCGTATCCCTGTGGTGATTGGTGTGGGTCAGGAAGAACTGACCCAGAACGACGTGGAGATCGTTCGTGGCTCGTCTGCCACTGTTGATCAGCAGATCAACAATGAAGATGTGAGCTTGTCTTGGATCGTAGATGCTACGAACCCTTTGAACCCCATCCTTGGAGCACAAGATGGGACACGTACGACGTTTCGTGTTCGTAACTACCCCATCGTTGATGGGCAGGGCTTCGGACGAGTAACCAACGACATCCGAACCGTCACAGTGACGGTGAACGGTGTGCCCGTTTCTGTGGGTGCGGTCAATGGCCAGAAGGGTCTCGTCACACTTCAGATCCCGACGCAGCCGACCGACCTGGTTCGGGTGACGTACTTCTTCCATCGAGGGGACACTGCCTTCACGGATGACGTGTCGGCACAGGTGACTTCGACGGCAGCTCAGCTTACGACGCCCGGTTTCTCTCCTTTCGCCATCGTTACGGGGTCGAACGACACGTTCACTCTAAAGGTGAACGGCACCTCCTACACGGTCATCTTTGCGGCAGGTTCGACTACTGCCAACGGGATGAAGACGCAGATTGATGCGGCGCTCATCCCGAACTTCTCAACCGCCGTCTTCACCGACAACCAGGGTTTGGATCACCTGTTGTTCACGGCGACACAGGAGATCGAGATCGAGGCTGGCACCGCAAACGGACCTCTTGGTTTCCAACCTGGGACGAAGACCAATCGCCAGAAGACCTTCCAGGTCTTCAACCGCCCCATCGTGGACGGTTCTGGGGGTGGTCTCACAACGACCGACACCTCAAAGGTGGTCGTCAAGGTCAACAACATCCAGACGATCCCCACTGCGGTGGACGGTGCCAACGGTACCGTTACCCTATCGTTCGCTCCGACGCTCGGTTCGACCGTCACAGTGACTTACTGGGCGAACACCTGGCAGGACACGTTCGACTATCTCCCGAACACCTTCGTTACGACGGTGCTTCGGTGTGGTATTGCACCAGGTCGTTCGGACTACATCCAGGGGCAGGATTTCGTCATCCAAAACCCAAGTGAGGATGTGTCGGTTGTGCACTGGGGCACCAGCGTCCAGGTCACGTCTGGGAATACGACGCCTGGTTCGGAACCCTTCGACAACACCCAGGTCACCCCTTCGTTGAGCGATGACAAACTGTACCTTGGGGAGTGTGATCGGTTCGTCAATAACACGACGATCCCTGCTGTCGTTTCGACCACGCAGTTCTACTTGCCCGAAGTGCCTACGACGGGTAACGGGCGTGATACGACGTTGGGGCTACCGCTCTACAACTCGATCACCAACGGCAAGCAGGACGTTGTTACGAATCGCCCTGATCTGGTGGTGGTTCGTGTTGGCCGCAACCTCCGAGACGCACTGAATCGACCAGCTGCAACGGTGATCTCGGTTGACGGTGTGAATCGTCTTGTCACCCTCAAGGACCCCGTCCCGCCCGATTGGTTCGCGTTTGCAACGTTCTACTACAACCGGATCGTTGACGACACCTACCTCCTCACCTGCACGGTGCCTGGACCTGTGGGGGCTGGACAGTACACGGTCTTCTCCACGACGCAAAACGCGAACCTCCTTCAGACCCGATTTGGGTCGAAGACGGGTCTGCCTCAGATTGTGCAGTGGCCTCGTGGTGTTGAGCAGATCCCCGACGCATTCCACACGGGTGCTGGGACCCCGGTTTCTGAGACAGTTACGGTCCTCTTCTCGATGGATGTTGCGAAAAACGCAGCTTACACCATCAAGGGTCAGGGTCCCTACTCGTTCTTCAGCCCAACCTCGGCAACCTGGACAACGCAGCTCAACGGGGTCACCTACACAACCAACCTCGCGACGGCGGCTCCCGCCTACCTGATTGGTGGGCACGTTGTGCCGATCCAGACGGGTATCGACACGGGGAAGATCACGATCCCCGCTCTGAGTACGTTGAATGTCAGTGTTGATGGGACAGTCTATCCGGTTGCCCTGACTGCGGGTAACCGCACACCGGCCCAAATCGTCAGCGACATCAACGTTGCGGTTGGTTCGGTTGTTGCCTCGTACCTCCAGATTGGCCCCCTCACGGGCGACATCGTGTTCATCATCAAGAGCACGACGACCCCTGGGGCTCTCCCTGGTGGTCTGGATGTGGTTTCAACTGTCCGCATTGAGTCGGGTAATGTTGAGCAGGTCTTGGGCTTCACAGCCTTCCAGGGCTCAGCAGGAACCACGGGTGCAATCAACAAGGCCGCCACCCTGCTTGGGTCAATCGCTGGTCCGTTCAACATCACGACGGGCCTCAACGACACCTTCAAGTACAGGGTGAACGGGACAGACTACGCAGCCACATTGCCTGCTGGTGTGGCTGTAACCACAGCGGCTGTGGCTGCTGCCGTCAACGCGGTGACCCCGGGTGTTGCATCAGCAGGTACTCTGCTGAATCTCGACCACCTCCGTCTCCTCTCGACGGTCAATGATGCAACCAGCAGTTTGGTTATCTTGGATGGCAACGCAAATGCCACCCTTGGTTTCAACCAAAATGACTCTGCGTCGCAGACTCTCGTGAACCCCCAAGAAGTCGTTGATGTCCTGATGGACACGGTTGGCTTCCAAGTGGATGGGTTTGCGTACGCAACCACCCTCGATGGCGCGACCTACATCACGTTTGAGTCGATCACAGTAGGTCTCACGACCTCCTCGGTTGCCTTCTTGAATGCAGCAAACTCTGCCTTCAACGTGACCACGGGAACGAAGATCACTCCTGGTACGGATGGTGATAACGGGGAAGATGCTCAGCAGATCTACACTGTCTCGTCGAACAACCCCTCGGGTTCGGCGGGAACGGGTATCCCTGGGCAGACGTACACCGATGCAGTCACGGGCCTCCGGTTTACGGTGCTCCCTGCCTCAACGGGTCTCTACACGAATGGTGGCTCGTTCACCATGACGGTCTCGCCGACCTTCATGGTGGATCCAAGCCGACCGTTCTACGCGGTTCCAGGTTTGGAGACCCTCGTGTACAACACGGTTGGGGTTGCGGTGAATGACACCGCTTCACTCCAGACGTTCAACCCAGGTGGGGTTGAACCCAAGGTCGGTGACTTCTACTTCATCAGTTACCTGTACTTGAAGCAGGACTTTTCGACCCGCCTCTACCGTCAGCTCAAGACGATCGAAGCGACCTTTGGGAAAGCCTCCGGCGAAAACCGTGCAACGTTGGGTGCGTACCTTGCGATCCTCAACGGAGCCCTTCTCGTTGGGGTGAAGCAGGTCCTCAAGGTTCCGAACACGAACCAAGCGAGTGACCAGAGCTTCATCGCGGCAATCGATGGGCTGGCCACTCCGCTGCCGGGCAACATCAAGCCTGACCTCTTGGTGCCTCTGGCAACCTCGACTGCGGTGTACTCGTACCTCACACAGCACGTCGAGACCCAGAGCACGATTCGGGCTCAAGCAGAACGTATGGGCTTCATTGGGTTCGCCTCTGGGACGACCCCTTTGAGTGCTCAGGCTATCGCACGGGCTCTCAACTCGAATCGTATGGTAGCGTTCTACCCGGATTCGGCGGTCATCACTTTGACTGACGAATTGGGTCAGAACTTCGAACAGCTTGTCGACGGCACCTTCTTCGCTGCGGCGATGTCAGGAGCTGTGGTCTCGCCAGCCGTGGACGTGGCAACCCCATACACGCGGCGTAACATCGTTGGATTCACTCGGATCCCACGCATCCTCGACCCTGTTGAGGCAAACCAGACGGCGGTGGCAGGTATCACCCTGCTTGAGGACCTTGACCCCATCATCCGGGTTCGACAGGGTCTCACCACCAACATGAGCAACGTTCTGACGCGACTTCCAACAGTCACGCAGATCGCTGACTTCGTCCAGCAGCAGAGCCGTATTGTCCTTGATGCCTTCATTGGGACGAAGTTCTTGGCTAGCCGAACGAACGAGGTTAACGTCACGATGACGACCCTCTTCAAGGGACTGCTTCAGGCGGAGATCGTTGGGGCCTTCACGGGTATCACATCCTCGATCGACCCTGATGACCCCACGGTCATGAGGTTTGAGGCGTACTACCAGCCAATCTTCCCACTTTTGTACATCATTCTGACTTTCAACCTCAGGGCAAGAATCTTAGGGCAGGCAGAAATAAGAATAAAGGACTGACAGACATAGTCCAAGGCTAGCTTCGGACTTAGATGCCCGAAGACCACGTTCTATGTCTTCTGTGCGAACACTCGGCCGTGACTCTGGCCCGCCATCTCAAGGCGGTGCATGGAGTCACGGCCGAGTCGTATCGTGGCCAATTCCCAGGGACTCGAATTCGTTCCGAGGCTTGTGAGGCAAATCGACGAGAAGCACTCACAAAAGCTTGCTGGGGAGACTCATTGATGAAGGGGTATTGGCTCCTAGCAAGTAGCTTTTTTGCTTTTCTCCTATAGGATTGAGGTAATCAGGATGCTCACCTACGACTACTCAGCCCCGTCGAGAAAAGCCAATCTTGAGGAAGAGGATATTGGCCTTCAAGAGTTGGTCATTGCGGACTATGTGGTATTTTTGTTCGCTCTTGATACCTTCATGCGGTACCTCGATGAGTCGGGAGATCCCAACCCAGAAGAGTCTCAGACCCTTCAAAAAGGGCTAACCCTTCTACGTTTCGCTGAGCGTCAGAATCTTGATGTGATTACATCATTCATCAAGTCGAACTTGGTCTCAAAGGCCAGTATTGCTTTGCTTGAAGCGGCTATGCGTCCGCCTCCGACGCCCAAGGGGGCCTCAGTTCGAGCGTTGAAACTTCGTACGGTCCTCTCCAAGGGTGGGACCACGACAACGAAGGCTGTCTTTGGGACGTCAACGAAAGCTCGTCGTGAGGTACAGGAAGCAATCGAAGCCTCGATGATTGAGGATGCCGATGCTGCCCTCAACAAGTTCTCCGCCCTCGTTCTGAAGAACAAGCGACTAGAGGCTTGGATTGATGAGGCGTCTGCGGTGGTGCAGCCTGGCACTGCCATCATCAACCCTGTACAGGAAGCCACGAAGGGGGCCACTGACGCAACGACAAAGCTTCTTGGGGATCGAGTTCGTCAAGATGGTGGTGACCTTGCATCTGAGCGAGCTGTGGCTGCCTCAGACGCTCGGGCCGAGCGTCTGGGAGAGATTGAGGTGGCCGCCACAGAAACGGCCAAGAAGGCGATCGTCAAGTCAGGGGAGGAAGACAAGCCCCTGACTCGATCTGAGGTCATTGGTGTGGCTGCGGCGACGGCTGCGGCTGTCACGAGTGACCCAGACAATCCCCAAAACGTCCCTGAGTCTCTTCGAAAGCTCGACGATGAGCAGCGAGCGGCTGCCCTCACAGATGGTCGTGTTGGTGTCTTTGCTGGAGCTGGCTCTGGGAAGTCCACCACCTTGGTAGCAAGGGTGGACTATCTTGTGAGTGACAGGCGGGCGAATCCCAGCCGGATCCTTGTCACGAGCTTCAACAGCAAAGCAGCCTCTGAACTGAAGGAGAAGATCGGACGTTCTGCTGGAGCGGATGCCCTACAACAAATGTCCGTGGGGACCATGCACTCTCTTTTCCGACGGTTCGTCTCGGAGTTTGGGACGGGTTCTGAAAAGAACGCCTTGGGGCCAGGGTTCGTTCAAGGGGGCGAAAAAATCGCCTACGCTGTCCAGAAGATTTGGGAGGACTGCTACAAGGAAAAGCTCGGTCCTGCGCCCAAGTTGAAGACCGCTGTGATGAACAAGACGAAGTGGTCTGGAAATGACATCTCACCACAACAAGCGGCTGCGGAAGCCACCACCCAAGAGGAGAAACTGACTGCCCAGTGGTATGAGATCTATGAGGGGTTGAAGGGCGTTACCCCTAACTGGAAGCCCCCTTGCCAAACGAAGGCGTACGAAGGCTTCATGGCGAGGTTCCGGGCGAACGGCCAACGGCTGGGAGACTTCACGGACATGCTCAAGATGTACCGAGACATCTTGAAGCGAGACCCAGCTGTACGCCGCAAGGTTCAAGGCATGTTCGACCACATCATTGTGGACGAAGCCCAAGACCGAAACGGGCTCATGGCGGACATCATCGATATGATGTCCGAGCACATCACAGATGGTGCTGACGGGAAGTCCGTTTGGATCGTCGGAGATGACAAGCAGGCGATCAACTCTTTCCAGGGAGCCAAGGCTTCGCTTTTCAAGGATATTTTCGAGAAAGAGGGTTGGAAGACTCGTGTGATTCGCACAAATTACCGTTGCGAACCCGAGATCGTTGACGCTGCCAACAATCTCATCTCCCAAAACGAGGGGAACGTTCCTATCCCCCAAGTTCCTGCCCCTGATCGGAAACGTGGGGTTGGGAGCATTCGAGTCAGTAGACCTGCGGATGAGGCTGATGCTGCCATTTCCACGATCAACGAAATCAAGCAAGACCAAGTCCTCGGGGGGGACCTCACAGACAACGCCATCCTGTGTCGAACGAACAAGGAGCTGAACTCATACGAGACGGCCTGTATCATCCGTGGGATCCCCTATGCTCGCCGAGGGTCAGGTTCGTTCTTGGGGTCCCCTGAAACGGCTGCGGTTCTCGGGTATGTGCAGCTCGTGACAGGGACAGACTTCGAGAAGGCTCAGAAGTCTCTTGGTGCTGTCATCAACAACCCAAATCGGTTCTTCCTCAGCGACCCCAAGAAAGCCCCTGAGGCGATCGAAGAGTGCTTTTCCCAGTATGCTCGTATCAAAGGAACTAGTGCTAAGAGCATCAATCCGCTGGCTGCCCTTGAGGACATCACCTTCGTGCGGATTTTGGCCACTGCTTTGGCCAAGCTCACTCGAACAGGGAAGGGCTACAAGTTTGAGGAGAAGGTCAAAGACCTTCTCTACACCCTTCAAGACATGAAGGTTCGAACAAGTGACCCTGACTACAAGACCACAGATCTTTTCGATGACATCCTGGAGATCAAGGGTGTTACGTTTGAAGATGGCCAGGTAGTGGATCAAACCTTCCGTGAGAGTCTCAAGACGAATCTTCGTAACGCCATGGGCGGAGATGAGCCTGACGACGATAACGAGGACGAGGAGAAGGACGAGGAGAAGGACGAGACCAAGGGCCTTGGTAACGTCTCTTTCCTCTACCAGTTGGCGGAACCTGACCCCACGGATGAAGGGGACTCCCTTTCTCCCCCCACGACGCCGATCGGGTTCGCCAATAAAATGTCCAGGTACGCAACTAGAATGCGTGACCTTCGTACTGACACAGACAAGTGGAACAAGGAGCAAGAGGCTCTCCCGCCCGAGCAACGGCGACGGCCCCCGGGTGTCTATGTTGGGACTGTCCACTCGGTCAAGGGAGCCCAGTGGAAGAACGTCTATGTTCAGATGCCAAGGGGTAAGTTCCCTATCGAGTTCAAACCAAAGCCTGGAGATCCTCCTCCCGATCCGGTGAAGGAACAGGAGCGTTGGGAGGACGAACGCCGTCTGGGGTACGTTGCTTTGACTCGTGCCGCAAAAAACCTTCGGATCGTATGCCCCAATTCTCTGGGTGGGAAACCGGCAGGCATCAGCTCCTTTGTGTACGAGGCGGACCTCAAACCAGGGGAGAACATCCAAAGCGAGAGCGAGGATGGGACGCCAAAGACTGCCTCCCAAGGCGATTGGGCCGTGAGTGCCTTCCAGGATATGGGTCCCGACCCAGAGGAGGGTCCCGAAGGGTACTCTTACGACTTCAGTGGAGGTGCGTCGTGATCGTTACAGCGGCAGCAACGTTTACCCAAATCACCATGGAGGACATGGACAAGGCCATTCGTCGTGGCTTCCGTGCCCTCAGTCCTCGGAAAGAGAAGAGCCGCTGGGGTGAGTGGGTCTATATCCTGACGCCTGACGACGATGAGCCGAACAACGTCATCAAGGTCCAGACTTCGATCTTTGATGGGGCCAACGCTCGTGGTGAGGGGGAAGACTCGATTCGTGTGACCCTCATCAACCTGAAGACCGATCGTCCAATCGCGGGCAAGATGCAGCGTGTCCACCGCACGATGAATTGGAGGGACAACCTCCGCTCACGAATCGAGGACGCCATCGAGATCTTTGAGGACTCGAAGGAAGAACGGCAGAAGTCGGAGCAGATGACTACCGTTCGTGAGGAGCAGAAGAAGTACATCGAGAACAATCCTGAGCAGGCAAAATCTGAGCAGGAGCGGCAGATCGAGATGCTGGAGGCGCTTTCCCAGTCGAGGTCTCCAAATGCAAGCATCTTCGCGGACATGCTACAACGGTTGGTTCGCTACAAAGGACTGCTTTCCCCAAAGCAGCTTGCCTGGGCCGAAAAAGAGTACCAGCGATTCCGGAGATAGTAGATGGCTTGCTGTGACGATCCCTGTCTGCCAATCGTCGTAGACGCATGCCAAATCCTTGTTGATTATCTCATGCGGGTGGGCAACACAAACGTCTACTTTGTAGCCCAGCTGCCTGCAATACTTCGTGCCTGGGGTCCAGTATTTGACCCCAGGCATACCCATCAGGCGGAGTTGCGGGCGGGATCTACTTTGGCTCAAACAGGGCTCATTCGAGGGCAGTCTTTCCAATTCTTGAGATTTGCTATCCCATGGTCTGAGACGGAGGCTGCAACTTTTTTGGGGGTCACTGTCCCGGAGATACAGTCCTGGGAAGCGGAAACGGCTGAGTTGCCACGCAACATCTTCCTGGCCTTGTCCCACTATGTGGCGGCACTCGACGGACGGGAGAATTACGACTCTCCTCCCCCGTGTCCCATGGAAACTTGGCAGTACAGGGTCATCCGTGTGTACCCAGATTTTCCTATGCAAGTTCAGCCCCAGGCACCTCCAACTGGGTGTATACCTTGCTGAGTGAAAGCCATCTCTGTTCAGCTTAGTATCAGCATTGACCCTAAGGCTCCTGCGGTCTCATCCGACTTGGTGACTTTCGAGACGGGGGCCACTAGGGAGCAAGTGAGGGATGTTAAATCTTTCGCCTACAACCACCATGGAGAAGGATTTAACGCCGCCTCTCCCGGGGCTCTGTCTGTTTTTTACGAAGACTTGATCTTGGGTAGACCTCTACCTGAGAGATTCGTCACCCATCGCATCGAGGGGATGGACACCATTGTTGCGATGGCTCTATTCCTACATAGGGACCTGGCAATCCTAGAGCGAACCCCAGGATTTGTCTTTACCCTAGACCTTCTTCATCGTCGGGGATTTACGGTGCTAGGTCACGCTAGCTTGGAGGTAGGGCACCTGGTCTATCAGCTCACAGAGGCCCCTGACCCGATGAATGAGGGTTGGTTGATGGCCGCTATTCAGTCTGTTCGAACGTACCTGCAATCGGGCACCCTTGAGGGGCAGCTGTTTCCTGTCACTTACCGAGTGATCGACACAGGAACGAACGGTTTTGTGTTCGCCACAACAAAAGAGTCCTCTCTTCTTCGTGTCTGGACTGCTCTGTACAGCAATGGCTGGCTTCGGGGGCTTGTGTTGGGGCCAGAGTCTGATGATGGCCGAAGAGCTGTATTGGCCAGTCGGAAGAGCCCATTTGTAGCTTTTGACCTGATGAAAGCGGCAGCTATTTTGAACGAGATGGAGGTCGCAATGGGGTTTCCGTCCGACTGGTCGGTGGATGAGGACTGGCTTCGTTCCCCTTTGGGTGGAACGGTAATTCTTCCCGAGCACCTTTTGCAGGTATTTCTGAGGGTTTGACTGAAAATCCTTTCGTACGTTGTGTAGGGTGTGCCTCAATCATCTGTGACCATCGGCACTGATGGTGTCATCGACTACGTAGAAACCCCTGATGGAGTTCGCTACGCACTTGGTGCGACCTCAATTCTTCAACTGGTCACAAAACTCATCCCTGGTCTTCAAACACGTCGAAATGCTCTTGACGAGTTTTTGAAGGAGGGGAAGGTCATGGTGGTCCTGAACACGGACGCCCTTTTCCAGTTCCTGACTCCGAAAAGGTCTCGTTGGTCAGCCGTCCTCCCTTCCACTACTTCACTTATCGAGGCAACTGATCGAGACGTCGTTCCACTTCGAGGTACATACCACATGGACAAGGCTGCATTCGTCAACAAGCTCGCAGAGATTGAGCAAGTCATTCAGAACTTGGCGTCCAACCCCACACCAGAGGGCGCCACAGCACTGCAAACCTCGGTTGCCTCAATCAAGCTTCTTGAGGTTGGGGACCAATCGAAGAACGATGCGTTCTACGGTATGGGTGCACCAAAGGTGGACACCGTCGAGGACCCCGGGGCGTATACCCCACCTTCGGCAGTCACTCACCCTCTTGGTAAGAGTGCGAGTTTTGCTACGTTCCAGGCAAATCTCAAGCTAGCTGAGGAGATCATCTCCCAGGTGGCTGAGACGGATGTCAAGATCGATGCACTCGTGACTGCTGGCAGGAAGTTCAATGCTTCGAAAGCTCGCACTGACTTGCATCTTGTTACGGCAAACCTCCAGGACGTACTTCGTCAGGTGGACATTGCTGAACCGTGGGTCACAGGTGACCTTCAAAAGTTGGCGAAGAAGTGTGAGGGTCTTTACGCTCTCTTCGCCAATGCCAAGCTCTGAGAACAAGGGAGACATCAGATGCCTGTCGACAACAAAAATTACATTTACAGGATGGGAACGGCCCCGAACACTCGTTCGGCTGTCTCTCAAAAGAACAAGGTGTTCGGCTACTCCACGGGGGCCAAGGGCTTTCAGCAGCTTGGAGCGATCAGCGAGTTCGGCTTCGACGAGTCTCGTACGATTGACCCAGTTCGTGGTGTTGGCTTTGGCGATATGATCGCTGAGTTGGTGCCAGGCGTCACTGAACCGATGACCCTGACTCTCAACAAGACGCTCCTATACACAGCCAACCTCTTCCAGATGGTTGGATACAAGGGAGGCATTGACGGACTCGTTCGGTCTTTGCGTCACCACCGTTGGCCGTTCGACATCAAGCAGGAACTGGTCTTCTCGGAAATCGCGGGCAAGCTGGATGGCAACTCGACTCCGGGCGCCACAATCCAGCCAGGTTCGGGTGGTACTTCTGGTACTGCGGACAACATTCTGACTCCAATCACAGCCCTCTTCACGTACTTTGAGGGTTGCTGGTTCAACTCGTATGGGGCGAGCTTTACGTCGGATGCTGCGATGGTCTCTGAGAACTCCTCCGTGACTGTGACCGACATCATCGATGGGCTTGGTCAGTACGGTGAGTTCATCGATACTGGGTTGGCTCCGATTGCGGCCAATGGTGCTGCGGGCAAGGGCTTCTCGGTTCGGTTCGGCTCTGGTGGTGCTGCGGCGCCTACGTTCTGAGTCGGCGTTTACTGGGGGTCGGTAGTTCAGATGAGATCAAACCAATACACTTCTTTTGAGCAGGTGTAGGTCTCAAACGAAATACCGAACCCCCATTTAGATCAAATCAAAGGAGATCAAAATGGGTAGCAGTGTTTCAGCGAGAGACCTCATCAATTCCCTTGGTAAGGCACTCGATATGGGTGTCACCGAGGAGCCGTTCGAAATTCTTGGTCACAGCCTTGTAGTTCGCAATCTTCGACCAACGGAAGTAGAGGCAGTTCTTGCTTCCTGTAAGGGACTTGAAGATCTCACATACCTCAACGTGTACCAAGGGGAACATGTGGCCCGAGGTTTGGTTGAGTTTGATGGTGTGGATCTAAGAGCTGTAGACTTCATCGATGATGAGGAGCCTGATCCCAAAAAACCAGGGTCAACGCGCAAGGTCCGAGTCGAACGCCACAAGTGGCTGATGGACAAGATCCTTTCGTCTTGGGGTCCTGACGCTATCCACCTAACGTACCTTAAAATTGGAGACTGCACCCTGAAGGCATCAACTGCTGCCAGAGAGGGAATTCAGTTTGCCCAAGCTGAGGAGTCGGTGGAGGAGCGCATTCGTCGCCTTCTAGGGGAAGCTGTGGAGTTGGAAGATGACCTACCCTCCACTCTTTTTGCCAAGATTCTTGACGACTATGGTTTGATTCGAAAGTCTACCTTGGCAGAGATGAAACATGCTGAGGAGATTCTCGACAAGGTGCGTCGAGAAGAGGAAGCAGCGGCTCAACCGGAACCGACAAAAGAAGCTTCACCCCCAGAGCCTGAGCCTGAGCCTGGGGTGGTATCAGCAGCCAGCATCATGGCCAACCGCAAGCCCTTGCATCAACAAGTGCCTGTTCCGCCGCCTGAGCGTATTGTCCCTAAAGCCCCTCTTCCGGCCCCTGCCCAAACCCATCAGCCCACCCCAACTCATCAGGCCCCCAAGCAAACGTCCGTCTCGTCTAGAGCGGCTGAGTTGGCGGCTCTAGAGGGGGATGCTGATGTAGCAGGGGTGTTGGCAGATCACACGTTGCATGGGGTTCCTGTGGTTCGGTCTGAAGCGGTGGAACTACGCCCCATGGCTTTGCTCACAGAACAACAAGCCAACGAACAACTTTCTGGGATTTTGGACTCCCACCCAAGTTCCTTGGGTGGTGTGAATCCGAAGTTCCGCCCGCCCTCCAAAATCTGAGGTGACCTATGACTCAGACTGCGGAGCAATACGGAGAAGAACAAGAAAAACTCCGCCGCAAGTCGGAGGGAGAGGATGACCCTGACGACCTTCGCACGGTCATCCCTCAGGCCCCAGAAGTTAATCCTGAGGTATACAAGGATGTTACATCAGTGCTCTTTCGCGGATTCTTGACGAGTACCGCGGAAATCAACGACGTCCTCTTTGTGTTCAAGAGCCTCAATCAGCACGAGTTTGAATTGACTCGCCTGATGGGCGGATTCGCCAACGAAGGTAGGGTGACCTCTAGGTTTTGGGACCTCTTTTTGGCGTTTGGTGTATTCATGGTGGATGGTCAGAATGTACTCGTGGACCGGCAAAGGTGGATGCCGAAAATCGCCAACATGTTTCGTGACATGCAGCCCACAGCCAGGGCCAAGGTCATCCGTCATTTGTCGGAACTAAACCGTCGAGCCTCAAACGCTACGGTGCTTGTTGAGGCGTATGCGATGGAAAACTATTCTCGCTACAGGTGGGCTCAGCTTCACGGGTTGGACCTCTCATTGGCGGCGGTGACTGGTATAGCGGGGACGGCTGACCTGGGGTTGAACTGGGCTCAGCTTACATGGCGAGCCATCAACTACTTTGAAGACACGTCGGCTGCCGCAGAGCGGGAGTGGGAAAACGCGAAATTTGTTGGGTCGTGTATGGCAGGCAAGGGCATTCAGAAGATCTACAACCGAGATCATGATCGCCACCGCAAAGAGATGCAGGACAAGATTGCTAGAAAAGATCGCCTTCTTCGGCATGTCTATGAGGGTATCTCTTTGGACGAAGGGCCAACTCTTCGTGATGGGCAGGTAGTTCTTCTCGCTCAAACAACAGAGCAGCTTGCAGATCAGGTGGCCAAGTCCCTGAAGGGCGAAAAAGACTGGCACGATGAAGTTGTTGATGCTCATGAGCAGCGGATCAAAGACCGTGTTGCGGCACAACGCGAACAACTTGTTGCAGCAGCGAAAGCCTCTGAGGAGTCATTCCGTGGTCAGACTATCTATGGGGGGTCTGATACGATTGGGCTTACCAGGGCACAGGTGCAAGAGAGAATTGCTCGCCAAAAGCAAATCGAAGCACAACGAGTATCTCAGGGTTTTGTACAGCCAACGCCAGAGGAAAGCGAAAAGATGGAACGCTTTATGGATCGTTGGGGTATTGCCCCTGGTGTGTCGACAACTGTGGGAACCTCTGACAAGGATCCTGAGACCGCAATTCCCCTGCCTCCGGTTAAAACGCCGGGCAAGCCCTGGAGACAGTGATGGCTACCGAAGACATTACGCTATCTCTAAGCGTAGAGATGAAGGCCGACAAGTTTCGTCGGTCGTATGAGAAGTCGTTTCACGACATGGAAAAGAGTGCCAAGAGGGCACAAAAAGAGGGCCAGGGGGCTATTGGCGGCTTCTTGTCCAAGATGTCTGACGGCTTCAACAAGGTTCCTAAACTTGTCAAGAAGGCCGAGAAGTCTCTGAAGCTGTACAACGCACAGCTCCTTGTTTCTCGAAAAGCATACAAGCAAGAGGAGAGTCTGTTCAAGGAGAAGTCGAAGCTCCTTCGCCAACAGACGAGAGACTTTGAGAAGCTGTCTGAGGCAGAGAAGGCAACCCATCAAGTTGCGTTGGATGAGTCGAAGAAGGCTGTCGAGGCGTATAAAAAGCGAACTGAAGCAGCTCAAAAGAGTTTCGAGTCTATCCAAAGAAAGGCTGAAGACCTCTCCGACAAGGTCAATGACCTGAAGTTCGAGTTCAGTGGCAATGAACTCACGAAGGCCGCTCTTGAGGCTGGTAAGGAGCTGGCTGAACCGCTTTCAGCCTTGTTGCACAAGGATGTTGAAGGGGCGGGGAAGAGCTTTGCTAAGCTTGCTGGCAGGGGCCTCAAGGCAGCCGGGGGACACCTTGGTGGGAAGCTGAGCAAGGTTGGTGGGTCGTTGTCCGCCAAGGGTGCTGCACTTCAAGCAAAGGGTGGGGGACCTGAAGCAGCGATGGGGGCAGCCCTTAAGGGGCTTGGGGCAATCGCAGGCAAGATGGGGCCGGTCATTTCAACCGTATCCAAACTCGGGCCACTTCTGGGCACTTTGGGGGGTTCGATCTTCGGGCTCGTGAAGATGTTCGTTGACGCCGAGGCCATGGTCAAAGAGTTCAACAAGGACATCTTGGCTTCTGCTGGAACAGCTCAGTGGTTTTCGGGATCGATGGGTAATGTTGAGGAAGGCTTGAGTAAGATGGATGACTCACTGAGAAACATCCGTGAGTCAGCTTACAATGCGTCCAATAACTTGGATTGGGGGATCTCTGCGGACACTCATAAAGAAGTGCTTTCTAGTCTTCAGGCGGAAGGTGTGCAGCTTACGGCGTTGGAGCAGCAGTTTGGGCAACTAAACCAGAAGTCCGCTGCGTTTTCTAAGGATTTTGGCTCAGTGACTCAAGCAGCGGTGGCATACTCCCGCTCGATGGGTATCTCTTTGCAGGAGGTTACGGGCTTCCAGGCTGAGATGATGACTGAGCTGGGGCAAAGTCTCGGTCAGACGGTTGATTCGTTTCGCATGATTACGAGAAGTGCTGAAGATTCTGGGATCGCCAGCAATAAGTTTTACGCCATGATCCGAGGAGTGTCCGCTGACCTTAGTCTATACAACACTCGTCTTGAAGATGCGGTCAAGCTTTTGGGTAAGCTTGGTAAGGTGATGAGCCCACGAAATGCTCAGAAATTCATGCAGTCCGCTATGAATGCATACAAGGGAGCTAGCTTCCAAGACAAGGTCAAGTCCTCCCTACTCGCAGGGCCTGCCAAGACTGCCAAACTTGTTGCGGAGGACATTGCATCAAAAAACAGCTCCATCGCGAAGGCTATTGCAGATGCTGGTGGGGGCACTGTCCAGGATGTCAAGAAGGCTCTTGAAGCTGGCCCGGCGGGTAAAGACGCTGTTCGAGATATGATCAAAAAGGTCGCTGAGTCAGGGGATAAGTCAAAGGTAGGCACCCTGAAGGAGGCCGTCTCCAGCCTGAACGCCGAGAAGAGAATGGCTAAGGGGGGTTTGGTAGGAAATGCCAGAGCACTCTCCAAAGTTAGCGTGGTGGCTGCGGCTGAACACAAGTATGCCGAAACTACACGTTTTGGTAGCGATGAGGGACATTTGGGTAGTATAGCCGGTGACTCCTTGGCTGGACTAGATGATGAAACGCGTCAGCTATACCAAAATATGGCAGAGCAGATTGCGGAGCAACGAGAGGAGTTGGTCAAACGGGGGAAGATGTCGGCACAAGAAGCGAAGGATGCTTCTTGGACCAAGATCTACGACACCATGGACCAAGCCACAAAAGATACAGCCGACGGGAAAGATGCCCAGGAGGAAGCTAACAAGCGAATGGGCACTCGGGTCCAGAGTATCATGGAGCAACTTCAGGTGTTCATCGACTGGATGATGCACACCTTCTACGAAGCGATCATTGGTATCTGGGAAACTCTTACCGGATTGCCTGGGGCCAGTTCTTCCTCTAAGACAAAAATGGAGGCTCAAAAGACAAAAGATCCTGCAATCCTTGCTGCCGTTAAAGATAACAAGGATTGGCGGGATCAAAATAAAGCGCTGAAGCAAACGGATGCTTTCAAGGAGGTTGAGAAGCTATCTAAGATGGCGAAGGGGGAAGCTGGGGCATCCAAACGAGCTGAGGCTGAGGATGTTGATCGAGAGGCATATGGGGCTACTGGGCCTGAAGCAGCTAGAGCTAAAGCCAAAAGCGATGCGTTGAGGAAAGAAGCTGACGCCCTAGATCAGAAACAAGCATTGGTTCAGAAGACTCTTGAAGATCGTTATGGGGAGGGAGACATTGATTCTGACTTTGGGGGTGATCGAGCCAAAGCGCGTGAGTCCGCTCTTGGTGGAATGATGCCCACAGACCTTGTTAAGCTATTGGGGGATACAGCAAAAGTGGGCGGCCCCTCTGCTCTCACCAAAGAGGAACAGTCAGCCGCTGTTGGAGATGGTGTTGCAAAGGCACTCCCCAACACAGAAGAGGCTGGGAAGGCGCTAACCACAAACTCTACAGCATACACCCACGACACTCATGTCGAAGATGCCATCAAAGCCACATTTGGAGGCACCGCTGCTCCTGAAACTCAGACTGGAGTCATGGAAACTGGGGTGGAAGCACAGGAGGCAACCCTGGGGACTTTGGGTGAGATTGAGAACGTCCTCAAGAACAAGGGCATCAAACTGAACAAGTCCTTCATGGAGAATCAAATGGCGAAGATGATTGAGGAATCAACCCTCAACTCTCTTCGAGTGGCTCTCTTTGAATTCGCCATGCTCGCCTTCTCAGACAAGGTGAAGGGGTGGAAGGATGACTTCGCTGAAGGTGGGGTCAGTGATCCCAAGTCTGCTATGAAGTTTGCTGGGGAGTATGCGGGCAAACATGAGGATGAGTATGGCATTAAAGCCAACGCAGCTGGAGGTATGGTATCGTCTGTGGCTGGAGGTTTGGCTAAGATCAGTCCTGCCCCAGGGGAGGGTCTTACGTCCATTGGCAAGGGGGAACGTATCGTTCCCGCCGGAGGAGGAGGGGGCGGAGGTGGTCAGGTGCGAGTGGAGTTGTCCTTGAAGGGGGATCTTAAGCAGTTCGTCGAAGCCACAGCTCAAAATGTCGTGGTTGAGCACATGGCTGCCATGAAGAACAGATTAGACCCATGGCTGGAACTCCTATTATCCGTTCGCCTAACCCCAACAGTCCTCGGTTGGATGCTCCTGGTCCTCCAAGGTACCAGCATGGGGCTGAGGCTCGTCGGGGCCCCATCCCGATGGCGTTCCAGATCACCAGTCCATTCGACGGCACCAAAGCTCTTCTTCCGCATGCTCTTGTGATGCATGTCAACCCCTCGTCTCTTTCAGAGACTCACACCAAGAAGATTGAGCGATTTCAGACGCGTGGTGGCTTCGTCGAACAGCATTGGCCCGACGACCTATCTGAGATCTCGGCGGATGGGTCCACAGGGGCGTTTATGAACATCTACACAGGGGTGACCTCTGTGTTGCGCCAACGAACGATTGCCTGGGATCGGTTCCGTGATCTCTATGACGTGTTCCACAATAACGGTAGCGTATACGACCCGTTCGGGAATATCGTCCTCCAGGGCAATGTGATGCTGATGTACGATCGGGGAACGTTCCTTGGGTACTTCCGTTCGTTCGACTACGAGGAGACGGAAGAGAGCCCGTTCGCTTTCAAGTTGTCTTGGAGCTTCAAGGTCAAACAGACGTTGGTGAAGATCCCTGGACAGGTAGTCCCCAGGGATCAGGCGAATGTGCAGGGGGTCCGTCGGAGCTTTGTGCCTACTGGTATCCAAGTCCCACAGTTTCAAACGCAAAACGCACTCAGGACAAACCCCAACGGAGCTGTACCTGTGTCCGCTACTGGATCTGGGGCGGCGGGTCCAACTATCGGCGTAGCCAACGCTTCAACGGGAGGAACGAGAAGTGGCTGACAACACAGCCCCCTCCCCAGCACCCCCTTCCGCTCGAACCTACGAACAGATCGAGGGGCTTGCTGATTTCTTTCCTCCGGAACTATACGACCTGCTGACATTCCAGCGTGCGAACTGGAATGCAGAGTCTGACTCTCTGGCGAGCCAGTTCATCCCCCTGACTGACGTACCCCGTCGAAGCTCACGGGATACTAAGCTATTCATCATTGGTCTTTTGCCGCCTTCGGCCAATGTTACGGGGAGACTACTGGACCGTTCAGCTACCGTTGCCAACAGGAACGGCCTTGCTCAGAACGTAGATGTCTCAGAACCGCTTCCTCAAAATAGTGGGGTATCCGCAGCATCCTCCGCCTCTGCGGGGTACATTGTTACCGTACCGGGGTACCAGATCCAGCCCTCTGGGGGGGCTAATACAACGGGTATCCCAATCCAACCTGGAGCTACGGGTGAGGACATGGGGCCGCCCGTGATCACCAAACACTCGCCTGGTGAGATGTATCACATTTTCCATGATGCTTACGTGAAGGTATTTGGACACGAGCCTTCCCCCACTGAAATGCTCTTCATCACAGCACAGTCGATGCGTGAGACCAGTGGGGCGTGGCCAAACAATAACCCTGGATTCATTGGGAACTACCCTAAAGCCAAACCTGGTACGTTCTTGAATAAGAACGGATCATACTTCAACACCTACGAAAGTACCGCCACCGGGGCGGTTGCAATGATCCGGCACGTATACGGGAACCCAAACACAAGGGCGGCGGCACAGTCGGGAGACGTCATGGGTTACATGACGTCTTTGGCCCAAGGCGGGTACTACGGGGAGTCCGTTGAGATCTACTATCATGGAACCAGTAAGTCCCCGAAGGAGGGTCTTTTCCCAGCCCTGTTGAAGGAGGCGTCGGCGGGGGTCAAGAAGGCGGGCGGCCCTTCGTGGGATGTTAGTGGCCTTCCGACCAATGCCCCAGATTCGTGTGCATTTCGTGAGTACTCTGTGGACTACCGAAATCGGGTAGGGTGGACGAAGGCAGCCCTTTCTGGAAAGGCTAGTCCCCCTGCCTTTATAACTGAACAGGGTATCACACCAAAAACAAATCAGGCGGCGTACACCGCTTCCACCAACAGATTCACCAAGTACTCGTACTACAATGATGCCTGTTCTTTGAGCGTGCAGGCCCCACCTGTCGACCCGAATGGTTCTCCGACGTCATGGGCGGGGAAAGGGTCAGATGCGGCCAGCAAGGCAGCTAAGGACGCCGATAAGGCAGCAGACCGAGACCTTAACCTATCTGAGCTAGGGCAACAGCTTCAGGGTGCTCAGAAGGACTACATCTTGGCCCTTCAGATTGCCATTGAGCAGATGCGTCGTACACCCCCACTACGAATGTTGGTCAATCCAACCAGCTTCAAAGTATCGGAAGAGAAGATCATAGCTGACGGTAGCTACGGTCGAAATGGTCCTGGCCCCCTTGTTGAGCACTGGGGAGAGGCTCAGGCAAAGTTGACGGCATCTGGTAAGTTGGCCGGATTCTTCTCCCTAGACATCGGGGGGTCTCCCAATGGGGCCTCTGGGACGTCCCCAGGGCTAACCCGGATGGCGAGAAACTTCTCTGCCTCCTACCAAAACTTCCTCTCCCTCTATTTGATCTACCGTAACAACGGAACGATCTGGTTGGAGGACTTTGCCCGTAAGGACCCTACAGCCAACAATTTGGCCCTTGTAGGCTCCGTGTACATCTACTACGACAACGTGTTGTACATCGGTTCGTTTGACTCGCTAAATGTCAACGAGACCGACGACAAACCGTTCTCGTTGGAGTATGACTACTCCTTCACCGTGCGAGCCAAGTTCGAACTAGACCGAATCCCTGACCCCAAAGAAAACTACGGGGCCTCTTCGCTCTTCGCGACGAATTTCCAACGTGGTCAAAATACTATCCCAACGGACTCCGCGACGCTTAGCGCTTCAGGTACTCCTTCTCGGCCGCTCTCTGATGTGGAATTGGCGTACAGGCAGAAACTCTTGGAGAAAACAGACCTGACTGGGACCCCATTTTCGCCTTTTGCCGCCGCAGAAACGGAGTCCAGTTTTGGGCTATCCAAGCAACCTGAGAAGGGCGAGTTCATCTCCACCACTCTAGGTAAGCCGAAAACCTCTGGGCCCAAAGCCCCTCCTGGGAAATGACTGATGCCTCGCGGACCTTTTCAGGGTACATACCAGCCGAACATTCGGCCAACCATTGTCCATGGGCCGGATGTGCTTGTCTACATCAATGGGGAGTCGGATGTTATTGGTTGCCCTAGTTGTCGACGTAAGTTTGACTTCAACTCCTACATCACCAACGTCACGATCGACCTTTCAGTTGAGTCCGCTCCTGGATCGGCTTCGGTCAGCATGGCGATCCCACGACACTCCGTGGACGACTTCTACTTTGAAGGGAATCCCCTCATCTCTCCCATGATGGAGATTGAGGTCTTTGCCAAAGGGTTCTACCTAGTTGAAGGTGTCCCTCAATATTATCCGGTCTTTTGGGGTATTGTCACTGAGGTGGGTAACTCCTACGACAACGGTGAGCACACAGTAAGTATCCAAGCCAACGACATCCTAAAGTGGTGGGAGTTGTGCAAGATGAGTGTCAACCCTGCCCTTACAGCCGCAGCCGGGCAGGAAGGCCGAAACATCTTCGGGAACGTGTTCTTTGGTATGAATCCGTTCGATGTGATTTGGTCTTGTGCCCAACAGGCATTCGGGGACGTTGTTGTAGGGTCTGGATCGCTCGTCAGCTTGGTCAAAGAGAACGGTCAACGACAGGTGTTCACTGAAGCTCTTGGTGACATCATGGCGTACTGGGAGCAAAGGTTCTCTCGTGTCCGCTCGAACCTACTTCTGTACGGCACGAACGGCGTTGCTGTCCGTGGGGATACCCTCTACGAGTCGTTCAATAAGCAGAAGAAAGGGGAGTTCTCAAAGCCCTTTGCCTCTACTGCGGTTCGTAACGCCAACGGAGGACCTAACGCCGGTCAAATGGTGTTTGACCCGACCGACAAGTCAGTTGTGGCGTTTCGAACTCAGTTTAGCCAGGCAGGGCAGGTCAACTTTTGGTCCAGCGAATTCCAGACCAAGTTGGAACTTGCTAACGCCGCAAAAGAGGCCATCGGGTACGAGTTCTTCATGGATGTGACGGGGGACATTGTCTTTAAGCCCCCATTCTACAACCTAGACATTCTCTCCAACAAGCCGGTGTCCTGGATCCAGGACATTGATGTAATCAACTGGGACTTCTCGGAGTCTGAGGCTGAGGTAGTCACCCAGCTTACGATGCAGGGTTCGTTTGGGGGCAACGTAGACTATGGGTTCCCAGAGGATGTCACGCCGTTTACCTCAGTTACGGACTACCATCTTCTTCGGAAGTACGGATGGCGAACGCACACGTTCAACTCCGAGTTCATGGGCGACACACAGCTCATGTTCTACCACGGGATGGACATCCTAGACCGCATCAACTCGAAGCGGCACAGAGCAACAGTCACCATCCCGATGCGTCCTGAGCTTCGGTTGGGGTTCCCTATCTACGTAGCCCCTCTTGATCAGATTTGGTACATCCAAGGGATCTCGCACAATCTCGCGTTTGGCGGCAGAGCTACGACTACTTTGACCTTGACGGCAAAGAGGCAAAAGTTCTTGGCCCCCCGAGGTATTGGGCGTATCTACATGACCAGCTATACGGGTCCCACGGCGAAGGAGGCCGCTTCCAAAAAGCCTCAGCCTGGGACAAAAAATGCTGAGAGCAATCAAAAGGCGACTCCATCACCTTCAAGCCTCCTCCCGTTCAAGTACACGTCTAGGCAACTCGCCCAAAGCGGAAAGTTTACCGTCAACGTTGGGTTGGCGGCCACCACCCCTCCGACGATTGATCAGCTCCAGTCTTTCGCCAAGGACAATCCTTACGCCCCTCTGATTTTGCGGCACCCTAAGACTGGACGTGTTGTTGGGTACCCCAACGTCAACATGATCTACACACGCCCGTTTGCGCCACCCAAGGATCAACTTGGGGCCAACGCAGGGCAGAGTGCGAAAAACGTCAGCAACTACATCAAGAAAACGATCACCCCAGTTGTAGCCAAACAGGCTTTCCAACAGCTTCAGGCGGACATTGGAAAAAAGAACGTTGCCTCTGAGGTGGACAAGGCACGAGATAGCCTACTCAACAACCGGTACCAATACGGGCTGAACTCTGCTGGCGTGTTCATTTACGTCCACGATCAAAGCAAGGTTTTTGGAGAAGTGACGTTCATCCCCAACAAGAACGTCACGGTTCAGTACGACGGGAGTGCCACTACGGCAAATCTGTTTGGCAGTGGGTCAACCGGAATGTTGCGCCCAGTGTCAGACGAGCGTGGCTTTGAGGTTGTAGGGCACTTCCGATATGGGCGTGGTTTGGCTCTTCGTGATGGGCGTCTTGTGTATGACCCAAATCAGAAGAACAAGGCGGCTTCGGTAGACCTTCAGGTGGCTCTGGCGGGAGACCTGTTTGCAAGCCTTTCAGCCCAATCCCAGGGCATCACTACCCTCACAACGACGTACGCCAACCCCATTGACGCCATCACCCGTCTTCAGCCTGAGGATCTTCAAACAGCTGGTACGCAAAACGAACCAACTGCTGGGTCCATTCAACAGTCGTTCATCGGGGCAGGCACCAACTTTGTGGACTCTGCTCCGCTCGGCTCCCCAGAGCAAAAAGGCATGCCCCTCTCGGTGGAAGCTGGTCAGCTAAGCCGTGCCTTGACGATCGCGGAACTGAACATTGTACGAGACCCTGGGCAACAAGACTCACAATGTTCGTGTCTTTCAGGCCGGTCCGACTTGGCCTTCATGAATGTTGGGTACCAGCTTAAACCGTTGAACGTAAATACGATGGGCGGTGTAGCTCCTGACAGCAGCACCTTGCCTGGGGGAGCTGGGACGGCACGAGTTCTTCCTCCAACTGTCATTGGAGGAAATCAGCTTATCCAGGACGCCATCAGGGGGAGTACCCCCGTTACGGACGAACAATACCGGGCAGCCTTTGGCGGGAAGAATGCTCTACTCCAGATTGATCAGTTCCTCTTCAGTTTGTATGAGGCCCTAGATACCCCCCATGAAGCACTAGAGTCAGCCCTCAGGGGTGAAACTCTGGACATCAAATTTCCTTCCGCAGAGGAAGTCCGATTCGGGCAACCGGGTAACCCTGACCCTGAACTAAGTCCCCCTTTCAACCCAGCCAATCGGTTGGCAGTCGGGGACCCGGCAGCCTTCGCGGCTCAAGCAAACTCTGCGAAGTCTGACCTCGTTAAGCAGTGGTCAGACTTCGGGACCAATCTCAAGAAAAACACGGATCGAGCCCTAATAGAGGGCCAGATCAAAATGGCAGAGAAAGAACTGGGTGCCACCAACACAGAGATCCAGCGACTGCAAAAGGACATTGAGTCCCAAAAAGGTGGAGCACAGATCATCACCTCCCCTTCGTTGCAAACGCAGTTGGCTAACGCCCAAGCTTCCCAAGCGAAGCTCATCCAGCAGATCACAGACGACAAATTCAAACTCCAACAGCTTTGACCTAAAGCCGTACCTTTTATGACTATCCGTGTAGGAGACTTCCGAAAAAAGTACCCCACTGGGCATACGCCTGGAAAGGGATTCGGAGACAATGGTTTCCCCCAAGGGCTCCATGTAGGAATTCTTACGCGGATCGACGAGATCAACATGAAGGGTGATGTCAAGGTCATCACTCGCGGTGGACAAACAGTCCCGGAGGTTGATCTCACTCAGGCGATGTGTGGCCCAAGGTCTTTTTGGGGAGGGGTTCCCGAGGTCAACTCCCTTGTTGTCTTGGCCTATCGGATGAAGCACAAACAGGTGTGGGAGCCCGTGATCCTTGGGTTCATCCCCGTGGGCAACAAAAGCGGGCTTCGTTATGACCCTTTCTCGCCTACGAACCCTTCAGATGTCCCTACAGATCCCGCTGAAAAGAGCATCTACGACCAGTTCATCGGCCGAACGGTTCGACACAAGCGTCTAAAGCTCCGGTCCGGTAATGTGGGGGGCATGTCCTCTGATGGTGCTGAGTTTGTCCTAGCTAAAGATGTTCGGATGAGTAACCGGGCAGGTGACCTCATTGAACTTCGAGATGCTGAGCGAACGCTTGTCACGCAAGCTATCCATCGCTTCGACTCTACCTCGGGCATCAAGTACACTTCGGGTCCGGCTCGTCGTATTGAGAACTTTCTCCCTCAGGACATCTTCAAAACGGGTCGTCAGCTCAAGGGAGAAGCAGATCGTTACTTTGGTTCGGATGAGCTTAAAGCTCTTGGGCCTGGCATCCCTGATTCCCCAACGAAGTACGCAAACTCGTCTGGGGTCGTGCTCGACTTTTTCAATGATACCGCCACTTACCCCCCAACAACATACTCCAATGGTAAGAGGGTCTTCTACCCCTCAACTGTTTACGCTACGGGGATCGAGGATGGGGAAGCAGGTCCTGGGAACGCCTTTACAGAAGACCGTATGGAGATGGCCCACGACACGGATCTCGTGCAAGAGGTGCTGTCTGAGGTTGATGGTTTTGCGATCGTGAAACGACGCCCGTTCATCGAGCGGGTCTACGGGACTGTCGTAGGTAACGACACGACTGGAACTCAAGGGCTTAAGCAATACGGCAAAGTTCTTCAGCCAGAACTGTGGCAGAGTTTTTCGACGGATGGCCCGGGGAAATTCTTGCTGTCCGAGGTAGAGCGGGCAGCAAAAGGGGACACCAATACTCTCACGTCAGCAGCAGCATACCTCTTTCGCATTTGGTGCCCTTACGGAGCTACGGACGACAATCCTTTCGCGGTGTCTGTTGAAAAACAAGGCAAAGTATACATCAACGTTCCCAAGCCTACAGTCGAAAGGTATCCTGACGACTCTGGTATCTCTGTGGAGATGAACTTGTTGGGGGCCCTCAAGATGTTCATCGGGGGTTCAGACAAAAACAACACGAGTATCCAGGCATTTCTGCAAGGCGGTATCAAAGCCGAAGTTGGACACAACAAGGACACCGGTAACGCCATCGATATTACGTTCCACTCTGGTGTTGCGGTCAACTACCAATCTGGAGTGGCTAACGAAGACGGCTTCGCTAAAAGCGAAGACATTCAGGGCAACTATGGGCTGGCCACCTCTGGGGACTTCATTGAAACGATCAATGGGGCTAAGAGCACGACGGTCAATGGTGGGTATGCTCTCCAGGCAGATCGAATCAACGTAAACGCTCTGCAAGGTTACTCAGCGATGCTCAGCAGCATGGACATCCTTGTTGCGGGTAAGACCCAGTACAATCATGCTCTGGTTGTACTGGAGACGATCATCGCTGGGGGTAAAGTGTCTACCATTCTAGCTGGTGGTTTGATCGAAACCATCGCTGCGGGTGGACAGGTAACGAACATCGGAGTGGGTGGACAGGTAACGAACATCGGAGCGGGTGGGTACCTCGTCAACGTTGGGGGTGGGGCTTTGACGATGACCGCTGCAGCAGGTGCTGTAGCAATCACGGCGGGTGCTGGAGCGGTATCAATAACGGCCGGAGCTGCACTCACGTTGACGGCTGGCTTGGCCATCACCTTGACCTCAGGGGCTCTCGTTTCGATGGTGGCTCCTCTCATTCAGCTTGGGGGACCCTCGGCTGTTCTGGGCGTCTGTCGAGGAATACCCTCCCTTCCTCCTGGCACTCCAACGTTGGACCCCATCACAGGTACGCCACTACTTGGCTCTCTCACGGTCATGTCTAACTGATGCCGCTCGCTCCACCTGCGGTAGCCATTATTTTGGGCACAAACTTGGTTGCGACTGGGCACATAGGGGTGGTCATGCCAAAGTTTGCCCAGGGGGTAGCTCTGGGGGTATCGATTTGGTCTACTAAAGCAACCGTCAGCGTCACAGGAGCTGGAACGAACGGGACCGGAGTAGCTACCTTGCCTCTTCTGGTGCCTCAGCCCCTTCTTTTGGCCAATCTTCAGACCAGCTTCTTGTCGTTTGGTATACACGGTCCTTTCAGTCCCCTTACGGCTCTCGGGTTGGCTAACGGTCTATCGGCAGCCCTCGTACAAGGCATTTTGTTGGCCACTGTTGTCGGAGTAGGGTCCGGATCCGGTGTAGTACGTGTTACATCTCCTCCCGCATACACGAGTTTTCAGCAGGCTTTTGCGACGTTGGGTATGGTCGGTCCTACCTCAGCTCAAATGGCCTTGGCTTTGGGGCTGGCTTTCGATAAGACTTTTGCAGCTTTTACTTCTCCGATACCAATCGTAGGACCTTCTGGCCCTTCCCCTGGTGCTGGTTCCGGCACCGGAAAGATCGTATGAACGACATCAAAGTAACCTCCTTGCTTGTTCCAGTAACTGACCTGAGAGAGTCTCGGGACATAAAGCTCATTGATGGGGACCTGGTACCAGGTGAACATCGTCGATTTGCTGTCTTCGACTTGGGGGGATCTCCACACGAGGTGCAAGTATCCGAGGAAACCTTTGATGCCTTGGTTCGCCTTACGTGTGATGCGAATGGGATCGATCTTCAGGCTTCTTCTGGTCCTTTTGGGGCGTGAGCTGTGGGACTTTCCAACAAGGGTTACTGTTTGGAGCCCCCTCGTGTTGGGGCGTCGAACTCTCCGTTTACTTTCACCCCTAACGATTTCATTGAGGACCAGGGGGCTTTTGACGCCTACTACACTCCAGGGGTAGAAGGCGTCTCTCGAACGGACTACCTCGTAGTGGTTCAAACGGAGGGCCTTCTTGTTCAGGCCACCTTTGGGTGGACTAAAAATGAGGGGACCACGACTGCGGTGGTCCGCCGCTTCGACTATAATGGGTCTGACGGACTCTTTAAGCCTCTACCGGGATCTGGCCCGACACTCGTTGGGGAATTGCAGTCTGACGCCAATACAGCCAGGTTGAGGGTACTACCCCCGATTGGGGTACTAGTGGATGACCCATTCAGGTTGGCCGTAGGGGCTGGATCTGGGACGACGTTTAACGTTCTTCTGGTCCCCAATGACGGGGCCTTCGGTGCTCCAGTCCCAGGATCAGTTGAGCTGTCTCAAGCAACGGGGAATCTCAACTGGGCGGCAGCTGACTTGGTTACCTATCTTGGGCAACAAGTCAGGTTCCAACAGCAAAGCTACTTCGACTATACGGATTCTTCTGGCCGCATTGGGTTGACTCAGGATACCATTCTGATCCTGAACCCTTTGCCGGGAGCTGGGCAGTTCCCGCTCATCCGACTTGGGTTTGGATTTCACCTGACGCCTATCCAGGTGGCAACAGAGGGAGGGTTCTCCCCAGATCCTGTGGCCGGAACCGTTGAGTGGGCGCTTAATACGGGGCGCATCAAGCTCAACTCTGGGGATGTACTGGCTAACGCTGGGAAGCCTGTGTACTACGATGGTACGCTTTTCGGATGGAAGATCCCTCTCCCCTCCGCACCTGGCGGAACAGTACTCGTACCACTTCCGGTTCTACCCGTTCCCGCACCTGGGGGAGATCTCATATTCCGGTTGCCCTCAGGGTACCAGTTCCCCTCCGTTCGACGGGTCACGGTTTTTGACGTTGGGACGGCCGGAGAGGTGCAGCTTCGAACCGATGGGGCGGTGCAGTTCTCAGCCGCAGACCAAGCTCAATACGGAGCAACGACGGTTACTGTCACAAGAGGTGACCTGCCCATTGAACGTGGCGTAGCGATGCGGTTCTTTCGCTCTCCTGTCAATCTGGACGGCACGGACCCCTCCGTCAAAGACGTATCTCTTCTGTACACGACACAAGGGGCTGTCTTTGCCTCTCCCATCATTCAGGTACCCTACGTCCTTCTTCCCGCTACCCCCTTGCAAGATCCTGGGTACCCTATCTCCATTTATGTGGAGCAAGGAACAGGGAGCTTCACGGGCGTTCTCCCAGATCTTGGGGTCCCGGCTCCCCCTGTTGGCCTTGGGTATATCCTCGACTATGAGGCAAAACAGCTTCTTTTCGCTCAGCGGAAGGTCAATCAACTAGTACCGTTCCAAGAGCCGGGCGGCACAATCCAACTACAGGATGTACCTGTTCGGCCAGAGAATCTACTTCTTGAGTTGGAGACGGGCCCTGGGACGGGGATCTTTAACCCTTTGGGTCTTGGGTCGACTGCGTTTTTTGACCCTGCTACTGCGATCGTGACTCTCACGGATCAGTTCGGGACGCTTGTTGTCGACAGTACTGCAACAGCATTCGTTGGCAGTACCCTGACTGATACTTCGGTCAACTTCATCACCTCTGGGGTGACCCCAGGAGCCCTTCTGGTCATCGCAACTGGATCGGCGGCTGGGGTCTATGGTGTTACGACTGTCACTGCCACCACCCTTACGACCGACGTACCTTCTCCTATCCCTGTTGGGGCAACCCCTTACGAAGTTCGATCTGGCAGTGAGGTCATTGCCGATCGTTTCTTCCAAGAGACGGTTCCGGTCGATCCCAACACTAAGATCGAAAAAGTCCGTAGTTTGGGGCCCATCGTCAATAGTGTCGTGGTGTTTACTGGGGTGAATCCAGGCGTTTTTGACACCCCCACAACGATGACTGACACCTCCACAGACTTTGTTGTGGATGGAGTTCTCCCTGGGGATACGGTACGGCTGACCTCTGGGCCAGATAGCAACAGCTATCGTACGGTTACGATTGTCGAGGCTAGTACGCTGACGGTCGATAGAGCGTTTACGTCCTATCCTAGCGCTAACTACCAGATCGAACGGCGGCTACGTGTACCGGTGAACTACATCGCAACGACGAGAATCCGGCTCGGTTTGATTTTCGCCTCTCTTGTACAGGTAGCTACCAACTCTGTCTTCACTGCTCCTGGTCTGCTGCCTGCGGGTACGGTTGAGGTATCCCTGGAGACGGGGGATCTAAACTTCTCTACGGTTGATATCACGAGTGGGGTGACGGTCTTTTGGGCGCGTGCGCTAAAACTACAGATTGACTACAGGGTCAGCAAAGACCTTGGTTTCGTTGAGCTGACCGAACGTTTGCTTACGAACGATGAGATGTTCATCACCTATCGACCTGTGACTTCAACTGGCGTTTTGCCTCCAGTTGAAGAGCGCGTCCGATTTCTCATCCGAAAAGAGTTGACTCTTCCCTACCCTCGTCTTGCGGTCACAGACACAGTGCAGTTCAACCCTGCGGGACGAACCGTAGCTGACAACCCTGCTCCTGCTGTTTTTCGTGGGGGCAGACCGCAGGATAGCTCTCAGATCACGATCCACAGTGCCACCTCGACGATTCAGTTCCTAGCTAATGTCGGGTTCATGACCAACGCTCTCCCGTCAGGGAACGTTGTCGAAGTCGATGAGCGCATCCTGGTGGACTACTACGTGTACGAGGCGGTTGGGGGAGAGAAGACCTTCACGGTTCTTCAGCCTCCGATTTTTGCCGCTCAGGTGTCTATCTCTAGTGGCGCTCCTGGATTCGTACTCGTTGGGGATCAGACGGCAACATTCCCCCCCAACTACCTGCTTCGCATCGAGAAGGAACAGGTTTACCTCATCGGGTCCTCTGTTTACGACCCGGGGTCAGATCAGACAACGATCACGTTGGCTTTTGGGGCGACATTTGCGGACGATTTTGTGAACCCGCGGCTTTACCTGTCTTCTGGGCTTGTCCGAACTTCGCCTTCGCCTTCGTTCCCTAGTTACTTCGTGATCGAAATGTCTTCGGTCCAGACAGTGCCTAGGGGTATGCCTCGCGTGCTTCTGGCCGGAGACCAAACGCTCAACTACCCGACAGGGACAATCATACTATTCACGGACAATGCTACCACGTATGACTTCTACTACGTGTCTGGGGCAACGTTCAAAGATGGCGTAACCACGGTCGTTTTCACTCAGAATGCACTGCGGCAGTACACGCCAAACTCGATGATTTTGAAGCGGTCTGTGCGGCCCATCATTGAGGATGGGGTGACCCAAGCCTTCACGAAGAACGTCCCCTTGGGGTCTGAGGTGGTGACGGTCTTCAGGCGGACTGAAGGGCAGCCAGGGGAAATCCTGTCCAGCCCGTCAGAGTACAAACTCGATGCCAGCGGAACGCTGACCTATGCTCAGACGCTTCGGGTAAACGAGTCTTTGAGCATTCTGTACACCGGGTACCGCATCGTACAAGCTGGTGTTCGTTTGCGGGCAAGCTATGTGGCTTTGATCACACCTTCTAGTTCAAACGGGCTGGAAGGACAGATACTCAAAGCTGACTATTCCTTGGTCTCAGAGGACTCTTTCTACTATCGGGTTGAGACTCTGACGAACTTCTCTGGGGAGGTTCTGCAAGAGTTGCAACAGAGTGCACAAGGAAGTTCCCCTTCTGGTGGACCTACAACCTCAAATGCCTCTACCCCTACGTTGTACCAACAAGGACGAGAGTCTCTGTTCTTTACTGAGGGACACATGGCTAACGTCGACTATGTGAGCCGGTCATATCTCAAGTTCTTCAACGACAACACGAATCGACTTGAGGATGTTCTCGAAGACGAAGACGGTCGGATCATTGGGGATGTGAATGGTCGTTTTCGTTTTGATGGGAGCGTCACCAATCCGGTTAGGACCTCCTACGCAACGGTGACGAACGAGATTGATGACGTCTTCAAAATCTCGGATTATCCAGTCACGTTTACCTTTCCGCCCCTGGCTCTAACGTATGTGGGCACGTACCTCGCGTTGTACCAGCCCTCCGGGTTTTCTCGTCTGTACCCAACAGCCAAAGCCCATCTTTTTGGGGTGACTACGGGTGGGGCCAACACGGGAGCTAACACGGGAGACAGGATCGAGGACTTGGCCCAGAAGTCTCTGACTTCTCTTTCCGATACGATCTACCGACGACTCCCCAGAGCACACATCACGTCTGACGCTGCAACGGGCGACACCACGCTATTTGTCGATAACGCTCAAGGAACCTCAACGTTCTTCCGGCCTTCCTTTGCTGTCGGGATGAAGGTGGTCATCACGAATCGTGACGGGGTCGTCTTGATTTCCGATGCTACCCCTCTGACGGTGACTGCTGTACTAGCTTCCCCGGAACGGATTCAGGTAGGGCCTCTTCCTATCCCCATCCCTCGTGGGGCAACGGTTTACCTCTGCAATACGGGACTAACCCCCGACACGGTGTACTGGAAGCTCTATCGACAGGGGTTTGATATCGCGGTGGACTCAAATGAGGGGCAGCTCATCTATGTGAAGCCATACCCGCCATTTGACGGGTCTACCCCGTTGGTTCCTGCCCCTTTGCAGATCCAAACTCCCAACGCAGGCGAGTTTCTAGAGATGGACTCTGTGGGGATCCTTCAGGTTGCGAAGACCCCGTACAAATTCCCGGCCTTGTATGGGGGGACTGGATCTGACTGCAATGATCAAAGCATCCCAATCCTGAGCCCCGCTCCTACCCAAGAGGTCTCTGCTCTCACCCTAGAGGCCACTGCAATCGCGTCGGTACTGTCGGACACTACCACTCCAACTACGCTTGTGGGTGTTACGGTGGGGGTGACGGGCACTGTCTTGACCTATACGGGTGTCTTCCCGGCCCCCTTGCCTCAAGTGTTCGATCTGGTGGAGTTCATCACCGGACCAAACGCAGGGTCTGGTTTCCGTAGAATCACGGCTGTAGGTCCCACTACCGTCACGGTGGACTCAGCTTTCCCGAATCCTAGCTCGGTAGGAAATGCAGTCATCACAGCAACCACCAACCTCGCTACAGGTACGGCAACGTTTCCGTCGGCCACGACCTTGGATGACCCTGGGTTGAGCGTTGCCATTCAGGTTGGACATACGGTGGTTTTGACGACGGGAGCAAATGCCGGAGTGCGCCGTCAGGTAGTAGCTCGGTTGTCCCCCACCCAACTCCAGCTTGACCACCCCGTGCCATTTTTGGTGGCTACGAATTATCGTGTGTCGAACCATCTGTGCACCTACTCCAACTGGAGTGCGGTTTCTGGGGCTACGTTGACCGAGGTTAACGTGCTCACCGTGAATGACCACGACATCACTCCGTCTGTTGTAGATGCGGTCAGCATCGCGATTGACCGATTCTTTGAGGGGCACCCTCTACCTCCAACAACGTACGGGGTGCTAACGGATCTTCTTACTCCGACCCTCAATCCCGGTAATGTGGCCGGATCGACGCTAACGGATCTCTCTCAGGACTTCATCGCGGCTGGGGTCAATGCTTCTCACTTCGTCTACGTTGAGACGGGGGCTGATGCAGGCTTCTATCAGGTGGACTCTGTCGTTTCTCCCACCCAGCTCACCATAACGACCCCGTTCCCTGTCGTTGGTCCTGTGACCTACCGCATCGTGCAGACTCTTGGGGTGGGCCTGTTGGCCCTTCAAGACCTCTTCCAAATCCGAGCGGATGCTCAGTCTTTTTCGTCTGACACACAGAGCTTTTTGGGGATCATCACTGCTACAACCAATGTCTTCGTCCCTCCTGGGGTTATCGACCCCTTCATTTACGCAAACCCCTTGTCTTCGACTACCTTGCCCGTACGGGCGGCAGCGGTGGCGGCCCGAACCGCAGTGGTAACCAGCCCCACAGCCTCTCCTGTCGTCAAAGTTGAAGCCATCGTGAAAACTAGAGACAAGCTCTACGACAAGAGGTATGCTTGGATTGACGCGAGAACGAATCTTGAAACAGGCAGTTTGTATGTCATCCAGCGCGCTGTGGCTAACCGCATTGCGGCTACAACCAAACTGTACAACGACCTTTTGAAGATCCTTTCAGTGCAGACAACGGTGTGACGATGAGTGGCCCAGAAGATCCCACATTGGAGGACGAGTCTCCAGACACCGAAAAGATCCCTCCCGTAACGGAGGAGGGATCGGGCTCGGAAGAAAATGCCGACCCCCCACGGGCTCAATGGCAGTTCAAGAACGAATTTGGCATCCACACGAAACTGAAGGAAGTGGTTCGGGGCACGATCGAGGTCTCGAATGCAGAGCTTGACCTTCTCCGTCGGAAACTGGACAAGCTCACGTATGGGTCCTTACTGATATGGCTGGTCCCGCTTGGAAGTCTCTAGCGATTCAGGTCCCTGGGAAGGATCTGCTCAAAAAGGCTAGGAATATCCTTGAGACCCTCTTGGTCTACCTGGAGGTCATCAAAACGTTTCTAGAGACGGTCAAGGCGTTTTTGAAGGACTTTGGGAATCCTCTCAAGACCCTTCTTGAGGCTCTCCTCAATCTGATCAACACGCTCATCGAAGCCTTGAAGCGGACAGGCATCTACGCTCTGTTCGATACCCCAGACCTGTTTCTCGACCCCAAGCTTCTTCGGCATGCAGGTGGTTTCCAACGGTTCAAACTCCGATGGAAGGGGTCGTTGGTTGATGCTCAGGACTTTAACCGCCCGCAACCCATCGCGGGGGCACTCAAGGGCGGATACGTTGTCATCGTCGCGGATGCTAACGGCCCTGCTAAGCTGATTGCCCTGGTTAAAATCCTCCTCCGCTTCTTCGGGCAGGAGTTCTTGAAGCCCAAGTACCAACCACCCTCGAATGTCAGGGTGGTTCCAGTTGGGGAGAAGGGTGACCCAATCTTGGCCGTCACCAAGGTCTTCAAGAATCAGGTAAAGGCTCTGGCGATTGAGTGGTCTTTGCCGACGAATCTACCGTCCGCTGACCCTGCCTTCCAGGGGTTGGCCACAGAACTATCTCAAGAATTCTTTCCCCCTAAGTGGCTCATTGAACGTTCGGCGATCCCTCTTAACAACGAGGTTCGTTCAGATCAGATTGGAGACCCGGCTGAGGCGGGCCAAGTCACTGGGACTGTGATGACGGGGTTCATCAATCCTCGTCCAGCTCCTGGGGTGCCTGCCAACAAACAGATCCCAAGGAAGGTCAAAGTCAAGGACCAAAACGGGGACCCCTTCATTAAATTCCAGGCGTATGCTGTTATCTCCCCTGGAAACAACCCTGCTTCGTTCTTCTTGGGTCAACTCGGGACATTCCGCTTCATCGACACCAATGTCGAAGTGGACAAGACCTACTTCTATCGTGTCAGGGCATACAGCGGTAATTTGTCTTTCGCTGAAAATGCTTCGATTGGGAGTCTTTCTTACCCCTTGACCGCTATCACCCCCAATATGAACGATGGGGGTACGTTGTACTTTGAGTGGCCGTCCAAAGACCCCAATGATCCCGTCATTGTTGGTCGACCTTCCCCGATCGTCAGGGGTAAGGTACCCAAGTTCAATCCCAAGTTCGATGTGGTTGAGGTCCTTCGGCGCCTCTTCTTGACCGCGTTCAGTCTCAACTTCCATCTCCCTCTCCCCCCAGCAACACCTTTGAAGGACGCTTTGGGGCATGACGTTTTGGATGCCCAGGGGTACACTGTGTATAAGCCGCAGTTTGCGGCCAACGGTGATCCTCTCCCTCCGCTGACCACTACGGACATCGGCCGGAACTCCCTGACCACTTTGGCGGGGGCCCTTGGATCTTACACCTCGGTGCCCGTCATTGACCTGGATGGCCAGTTGGGGTCTGTACAGTACGTTGCGAACCCGGCAACGGGTCAACTACCCCAGATGCCTTGGCAGTTGAAAAGAGTTCGGTACGCAGCGGCACGTCTTGCGGTGAAGTTCGCGGGAGTCTTCCTTGAGGTGGACTCGACCCTCGCGGAGAATTTCCGGCAACTCATGCAGAATAATCTGCCTGCCGGTGTGCCGACCACAGGAGGAACGCTCACTGGTCTGACTACCTTGGAGCAAGTTGTCTTTGCTTTGACGAAGGTTGACTTCGAACAGAGCGCTGTTGGAAAGGCCGCTTCAGCAGCACTTGAGACGGATGTGTTCTCAACCGATGTGTTTGGGACTTCAACAGTAGACCAAAACACCGCAGCAACCTATGGGTCAGCCTTCAGTGACCCCATCGTCCGTAAGAATGTCCTACGAGCTGTAAACTACCTGTTGGCTCTGGGGTACCAGGGTGTCCCTCCCAACTGGATCCAGCTCAGCCTTCTTCGGGATATCTTGCCTTGGTCAGGCCAACTGCTCTATGACCTATTGGCCAAAATCCAAGCCCTGTATGATGCCTTCAAGGGGGTCATTGAGGAGCTGAAGGCGTTTATTGAGTTGTTGATCCGCAAAATTGATGTGCTTGAGCGGTTCATTCAGTTCCTCATTGAAATCCTGAACTACATCGAGAGCCTTTCCGCTGGCTTTTACTTCTTGTCTGTGACGGGGCTCACCGGAGATGTGGGGCAGTGGTTCGATGCACTGGACGTGGCTCAAAACGAGCCCCCCTCTGGGCCAAGCGGCTACACAGCCAGCATCACGTTGGCTTACCTAGCTGTCGATGTCGCTGCATTTGAGGCTGCCTTTTCGGCGATATTCTGACGATCCCACTTGTACGCTTACTATTACCGAGGAGTTCAGCCTTGGCTTGGGATTTTAAGGGAACGTTCAATTCGAGCCTGTTCACACGGTTTGTGGCGTTCGCACGTGCCCAGAAGGCCGATTTGGCGGGTAGGATCAACCACTTGGCTTTTGAGCAGACTCGGGTGGGTTCTCTTGCCTTTGCCTTCGATTCAGGGGGTGTCCCCACCACATATGTTCCTGACGACACCAGCTACATCGGAAAACTGGTGGCGGCATACGAAGTCCTGGGGGGTGACCCGTTCTTTGACCTCAACATCAGGTCAAAAGCACAAGCGGTCTACCTGCTTGCTGGGGACGAAGGGACGCCTGCTCAGCTCCTCTCCAATGGGGAGGTTTTGCCTAAGCCTGGTCTGGCTGACGCTAAGTCTGCTGAGCTGATGGAAAACGCAAGAGCTTGGCTGGATGACACGATCGACTTTCGCAGGGACTACCTAGAACACAAGATCCGAAAGGCGGTCGACTATGCTGAGCAACTTGAGGATGAGATCAACTACTTGACTCTTGTTGCTTCGGCAGGCGATGTAGAGGGGTCGTTTGAAAACGTTTTCAAGCTTATCACCGACCTTATCAACGATCCTGTCTATCGGGCCATCTACGATGACAAGGGCAAGGATGCGATGGGGAAGAAAATCTACGCTCCCTTCAAACCATATGCTGCTGGACCTGATCGTGCTCCAGATGACCTTTACGGTAGAGACACAGGCACCACAGGGGCGATTGATCCAGGAGAGACTGTATGAGCTACGATCGAAAGCTGGACCAGGTCTGCCCTCATCGGGTTGTCGAGGAAGCAATCTACCTCGATGCCTCAGGTACTGTGGTGCAACCTCTACGACCGATTTCCTCTTCCAACTCGGTTGAGGTTCGGTTGAACAGCGCGATCACTGTGCCTTCTCCGGGGGTTGCTACGCCAGCCCGTACGGTGGGATCGAAAGAGGGCCCCTACAAGGTTCAAACAGGGGTCTCGGATACATTCCGGATTCAGGTCAATGAGGGTCCGATGCAGGTGGCGGTCATCAACGGGGGTTTGAAGATCACCCCCGAGCTGATTGTGGCCCAACTTTCAGCTCAGATTCGTGGGGCCCAGTTCTTCGTCGATGAACGTAGGGTAGGATTCCAAACCGACCGCGAGGGGAAACAAGCAACGGCTTTTATCCCCTCCGACTCCCCTTTGGCGTCTGTTCTGGGGATCCCCACCACCAGACACTGGCGAGGTAAGCAGGTAGTACCGGGGTGGACGTTGATTAACGACCCCAACACGCTCCTTGATCGACCCACACGCCTCATTGTATTTGACGAGCCCTTGAAGGGGTTTGGGGACTACGCTGAGATCAACTACGTGACACTTCAGCAGGAGTGCCGTCGTTGTGGTGGGCTGGGGGTTGAGAACGACTGGGTTTACGGGACTACAGGGGAGGTTATCCAGGTAACGGACGAAGCGCTCCTCATCCAAGAGCACCTCAAACTTTTCTACACAGTCCGAGGCACGAACCCATTCTACACCTGGTATGGGACGATCATTTCCGAGTCAATCGGTAAGAAGCTCACGATGGGGGGCATCCTTCAGAACACCATCGTGTCGGATATCTACACAGCTTTCAATCGGTGGCAAAGCATCAAGCGGCAGCAGGAAGATGCTGTGGGCCAAATCGTTACAGACGAAGAGTTTCCCTTTCGTCTGCTGGCGGTTGACCTACAACAAAGCCAGCAAGACCCCACGGTCATTTTCATCAATACCACTGTACAGAACAGGTCCCAGAAGCCCGTTCAGATTGATCGCGGGGTCAGGGTCCCTCTGCCCCACGACCTTCTTGGGTCCACCCAGGCTCAAGGGATTTTCCGAGAATCCCTTCAGAAGTACGCACTCACTGGATGATGTATGGCCACTACACCGCAAATCCAATTTCGCGATAGCTCCGGCTATACTACAAATCTCGTCTTTTCGACGAACCAGGAGGCAATCTTTGTCTACGGTAAAGTCGAGCTGAACATCGCTACCATCCAGGTGAGTGTTAATGGGGGCGCCTTTGTCACAGACCCTAACCTCATCAAACTGGACCTCGACAAGTTCACTTTCCCTAACCCCAACGTCTACCCTGAGGGGCAACTCCTTGATCTTGGGGTTAATACCATTCAGTTTCGGGTCATTGACATCCTTGGCAAGATCTCACCTGCGGCTACGGTAAACGTTACCCGTGTCCGGGAGATCTCGCTTGTAGGGGTTCAGATTCCTAGCGGGATTAGGGCTCGTAGGAACCGCAATACCGTCACGCTGCTTTCCGCCATCCCTCTCCCAATCCGTGGGTCTTCGGGCAATATCACTGCGACCCCTGACTTTCTAGGGTTCAACCTCTACGCGTCGTCCTCGCCTGGTGGGACAACGGGGTACTTCCGGATCAACGAGAGCCTCATCACGGAGGCGGACTCTACCTTTGAAGAGGATGTTCTCTCCACGACCACAGAGAAGACCACTTGGAGTGACGGTAAGCTCCAAAACCTTCGTATTGTGGTGCAGGAAGAGGACGAGTTCGAAAATGTCCTCGGCACACGTCTCGATGTTGTCGAGGATGTGAGCGCCTATTTCGACAGCATTCGTTTCACCTCGACTGTCGAGAGTTACGTCATCACCAAGTTTTCGAAGTTTGTGCATGATCGTGCTGGCGGGGCTGGGATCATCAACTCCGATCAATTCGTCAACGTCAACTCTGCCCTCCCTCTCTACTATGTCTTCACCGGGGTTTACTTCGACCCCTCGACATCACAGGAGATAGAGACCCCTTACTCACAAGAGGTGTTGGGGACCCCTCTCACGCTGGATACCAGCATCCGAGACCTTCCAAGTCGTCAACGACTTCAGATCGTCACGGACTATGTGACCGCGATCGTGAGAGTCAATCAGGCTATCACGTTGAACCCAGGTTCGACCACGCGTGATGTCTCGATCGATCCTTTCTCGTCGGAGGCGGATCGTCTTTGGTTCTTGCTTGACTTCATCCATCGTAGCCAGAGCTTCCTGACTCTCCTTCAGATTGATGATGCCAATGGGGATGGTATTTCGGACCCTGTTTCGGCGTCGTCCTACAAGACCGCTCTTCGAGCTGCGGTCGGGTACACGAGCGATGAGGCAACGCAAAACCTCATCAACCAGCAATTTGACAAGCTGGCCAAAAACGTCAACAAGGACAGACTCCCCGGACGGGCTGCTGTAGGGCAAGCAGTTGTTTACACCCCTACCCGACCGACTGCTGACATCCCTATCCCCGCGGGCTCGTTCGTATCGACCGAGACCGACACAGTAAACAACCTCCCAGCGGTTCGCTTTCGCATCGGGGGGTCCTACATCATCTCCGCCGCTAACGCGGATGCGTACTACAACTTCAACACCAAGTTGTATGAGCTGACTGTCGACATATCGGCAGAAGCCATCGGAGAAAACGGCAACCGCCCAGCAGGATCGATCAAGTCGATCAACATCCCTGGGGTGCTGGTCAAGAACACCGAAGCCACAGTCTTTGGTACGGACATCCAGTCCAATGCCGAACTAGCGGCATGGTGTATCCTTTCTTTTGCCTCGGTCGACACGGGCACTGAAGGTGGGTACTACCAAACGGCTGCTGAGCAGAGTGGCATCATCAAGGCCAAAGTCGTGAAGTCTGGGGACTCGCTCATGATGCGTGACTGGGACCCGATTCGAAAGAAGCACATTGGGGGCAAGGTTGACCTGTGGGTGCAGGGCCTCCGAGAACGCACAATCACGGAGAACTTTGCTTTCCAGTTCGAGATCGCTCGCGACATCCTGTGTCAGGTTATCGATCTGTTGACGTTGACATTCCGAGTACTCGACTCTCGGGTGACGCCGCAGAATCCGATCATCGAGATCTTGAACAACCCGGCTCAAGGTCTTGGGGTCAGAAACGCAACACTTGGGGCAGATTACGACCTGACAGGTGTGATCATCCTTGACTACAACACCTTCAGGATAAACACGGCTATCCCCCAACCGGTGACGTTCATCGATGACGTCATATTGGCGGACTACCGTTTCCGGTCTATCAACAAGTTCTTCTTCACCTTCCAACCAGTACGCAGGGTTGTCTCTGTGGTGGGGGCTGTTTCTGGCCCTCTCGTCCCAAACTCGAACTATCTGCTGTACAAGACAGAAGACCCGCTTCTTGAGGGTGAGAGCACAATCGCCAAAGACTACCTCCAGGTGACGCAATTTGCTGGGAAGCCTTCGGGTTCTCAGTTTACGGTCAACGACGAACAACACGTGTTGATTGGCTTCGTCCAGGAGCCTCTTGACTCGATCGGCATCAACACGAAGACCATCAGGGTCTTCAATCAGGCACGTACGGTTGAGTACAACGGCCCAGAAACGACTCTCCCGGACTTCGACATCGTGGAGGGAACGGCCACCAAGCCTGCCAAGATTGTTCGAACGGCTAGCTCTGTTATCGCCAACGGTCAGCTAGTGTCGGTGGACTACGTACACGACGAAAACTTCAACGTCACGTACGTCATCAACGACCTTCTCCAGCAGCTTCAGCAGGTCGTCAATGTCCGACGTCACGTCACGGCTGATGTTTTGGTGAAGCAAACAATCGACAATCCGATTGACATTGAAACCACCGTTCAGCTTTTGAAGGGGGCAACGAAAGACCGCACAGACCCTGGGATTCGTTCAAATGTCTCGATCGATCTCGACAAGAGACTCATTGGTCAGGGTGCCGCCCAGTCTGATGTGATCAACGCTGTGGACTCCTCCGCAGGAGTTGATTTCGAGATTGTGCCCCTGGCTAAGATGGCCTACTCTGATGGGAGTCGTCGTATCCGAGAGGGGATCCTTTCGACTCACGTTCGTCTTGCAACGCTTGATATTGGGGCTCAAAGGGCGTACATCCTTACCAACCCATTGACTAGCCCAACGACAGATGGGGGTGGGCTCCCAACTGAGCACCACGGGGTCTTCCAAGACGATGTGGCTATGACGATGGCCTCGGTTCTTACGTCCGTGGCATCGGGGCCAAATCAGGCATACATCATTGGAGCTGATGGTGCGGTCATCAATGGCTACTCAGACGATGCAACCCTCACGGCTGCTGGATTTACGACCCCTGAAGCCAGAGCGGCTGAAAGGCTTCGTCGAACCGCCAATCACATCGTTGTGGCCTTGGTGGCTACCGTTCTTCCCCCAGATGACCCGGGCAACCACAGCTATGCGTGTTCCTATGTCGTTCGTGGAGACAAGGGGGCAAAGGACTTCGCAGCAGCAGCAGTCGAGTTCTTGAGCCTAGGGGAATTGACGATCACTTACTCTGAAGTGGACTGACCCATGAATCTCACGATTGATTGCGAAAAGCATGGGCAGAATCAGAGGGCTCTCCCTGTCATCAACGGGGTCGTCGGGACTCCATGGACTGAGTGGCCAAAGGACGTCGAGAAGCACCGTCGCGTGTGCGTGCAGTGCCTGGCAGCATCGATGGTGAACCCCATCAGGAAGTGCGGGTGATCTGATGGCTCGTTTCGTTCGTGACCCATCTCGGATCAATTACACCGTCTCCCAAACTGGAAAAGAGTACAATCTCAGACTTCTCCAGCGAGCCCAACCAATTTTCACCACGTTGCTCAACTTGCTTGCCAGCAACTATATCTCGGCTGTCCAGGGCCCAAACTATACGAACGAGTTGAAGGCGGTAGCGGTCGAACTGGCACGGCTAGAGCTGGCCCTTGAGGATGTTGATTGGGACCGTACCGTAGACACCACTCGGTCGGACTTCCTGTACTCGATCATCGGGTACTTCCTCTTCCAAAATGGGGCTATCCCCAACCTTCAATGGTCCGACGATCAGTTCCGGGACGTACTCATCAACCTCATCCGCATCTACTTCCAGGGTTCAATCCCCAAGTCTATGGGGGATGTGGCCAGCCTCTTCATCAAGGGGGATATCCTTGTCCGAGAGAACTTCATCCTCATCCGAAAGGGTGCTTCTGGGCTGGATATTTCCGACCAGTTCGGCTTTGACGTCGACGTGGTTATCCCGATAGGCGGGGGGTTCCCCCCGGATCTTTTCGCCGCCGACTCTGCCACCAGAGCAATTCTCGACATTGTCCGGCCTGCCCATACCCTGTATCGTCTAAGGTACCTCTTCCAAGACAAGTACATCCCCAACGATCCCCTTGGGAAAATTCTTGATGCCATGCGTTGGTACATGTCGTCGTACTACTACGACGATTTCCGCATGTACTGTCAGGGTATTCGGGATCGTGACCGTTTGGGCACAAAGGTCAACAAGACAGTTTCGGCTGAAGATCACTCTTTTGACTTCTGACCTTTGCCGTCTACCCCTAACCCTTTCATCACCTCCTAAGGAGGAGGCAGCTATGCATATCGTCACTGAAACGCTTCGTCCAAGGGCCCGTGTTCGAATCCACCATGAGCAGGCATACGACTTCGACGAGAAGCGTGGGCTGTACGTGTACCGTCAGGTGGATGAAGATCAGGTGGTTGACAACCTCGTCACCAATGCGGGACTCGTTCGAATCCACGCCTACATTTATGCCACGGCAGCTTCGGTTCCGACCCGTGGTTCACTTGGAGGTGGGTTCAACTACATCGGTCTGTCGAACGATGCTGCGGCTCCTCTGGCGACAGACACGAGTTTGCCCGCAGAGCTGGCGGGTAGCGGGTTGACCCGAGCCCTGGCTACGGTGACGCTGCCTATCGTCCCTGCGAATCAGACGACGATCGCCTACATGTTCACGTACCTCGGTATCCCCCCACAAGGCGTACAGAAGTCCGCTGTTTTCGATGCGAATGTCGGCGGGGTCATGGCTCATGAGGTCCAGTTTGCAACAAGGACGCTCAACACGAACGACACCTTGTCTGTGACGTACACTTCGACCATCACGTTAGCTGAGGCCGCTAGGTGGCGTGTGCTCTGACTCCTATTTCTGTCAATGGCGGTCCGATTTCGGATGCGTTGACGGCAACTTGTTCCTCGACGCACAGGGCAGCATACGCCAAGTTCTACACGTTCACGGTCACCAATGGGGCCACTGATGTAGTTATTCAGATGACGGGTACGGGGTTCACGGACACCTACCTGTACCTGCTTCAGGGGACCAGCTTCACGGGAACGGTTCTTTACGAAGACGATGACTCAGGGCCTGGATTTCAAGCTCTTATCCAGATTCCGCATCTGCCTCCTGGGTCGTACACGATTGAAGCCACAAGCTTCTCTGCGGGTAAGCTGGGGGCGTTTACGCTCGATATTGGGGGTGTAGTTATCCCCCCAGTCGTTCATCCTCCGGTCAACATCTTCGAGTCTCTTACCATCACGGAGACCCAGAAGGCGTTCTTCCCGAACGTACATAACTTCTCTGAGTCTCTGACGATCACTGAGGGGGTTACAGGCACGAAGGGTGCTCCGCCTGTTGGGCTTGCGGAGTCTTTGACCATCACGGAAGCGATGGTTCCGACAGGTGGGACATTCCTTGTTCCATTGTCAGAGTCTCTGACCATCACCGAACTTTCTGATGCCACAGAAGGTGGCGAGGTAGTGGTCTCAGAGACCCTCAGCATCACAGAGATGCTGCTGGTTGAGAATGTCGTTCAGATCGCAGAGTCCCTTGTCGTAACAGAGGGGGCAACCCCTGTGGCATCCCTTACGGTAGGGCCCCAGGAAAGTCTTTCGATCGCTGAAGTGGTGGCATTGGAGGCCATCTTCGTGGAGTCCTTGGACGACTTCACGCTTCGCCTCACATTCCCGACTGAAATTCGAATCGAAGATGCGCTTGATCTTCTTCGTTATCGTCTCCGGCCCGTGGATGGGGGTGTCCCGATTCGTATTGACCGTGTAACCCCCATCCAGCGTGCAAAGGTCAAGGGGGTTCAGGGGGTCATTGATGATGCTCCCCCCGTCACTGGGACGGGAGTCACGCTTGGAGAGCGTCTTACCGTACATGAATCTTTGGCCATCATCCATCGTCGAGACCTTCTGACGATTACGGATGCTGAGTCACCGTCACTTCCAATCCACTCTCAGTTTCTAGAACTCAGGGATCTTCCCTTGGGCTTTGTGGAAGTGGGGGACTACGTATTTTTCGAGGACTCTGAGTACAACCCCAATGTCCTGGCTCGGGTTGAGGACGTCCTCACTCCGACTCGTCTAGCTGTAGACCTCCCCTTCTTCACGTCTGACCCTCGAAATGGGCAACTTACGTGGGTATTGTCGGGAGCAGTTCAGGCCGTCATCCTCACCATTAGCAAGCCAACGAATGGGAAGAGGTATGAGCTGGCTGCGGACGACCTCCGTAAAAAGCAGACTGGGACCCTCTCGTTCCACACGGAGTTCGCTGCCGTATCCTCTCAGCCTAGGGTACTGGGGATCGAGTTCGAACCTGAGGAGGGTGGGGTTGTTGTTACGTTCGATCAGCCAATGAGGGCGGACTTTGCTCTCACAGATCCGGCTGAGTACACCATCTCTGGTCCTACCTCAGTCACCGTTCAATCGGTGGAGACCCTGGACGACTCTTCTGTCTTTTTGAAGACGATCGGCTTTGGGGTTGGCTTCTACGAGGTTTTCGTCAATGCCTCAGGTACGCCGAAGGACATTGCAGGCAACCCGCTCGATCCCTCGTATAACGCAGCGGCTTTCACGACGAGTGTACCTCTAACCATACGATCTATCTTCGTTGATCGTGGGCCCATCTCGAAGCCACCCTTGACGATTCAGACGGGTCTTGGGGTGGTCATCAATGACCCTACGACGTTGACGTTGACGGGGGGTTCTCTTTCTCCGACTGTGGTCGGGCTCTACATCATATTGGGGGTCAGCGCAGCTAACTCTGGGACGTTCCAGATCTCAGCGTGGCTCTCTCCGACGCAGATCCGAGTAAAGGCCAACCTGCACTCCCCTGATGGAATGCAGGCCGCTACAACTTGGGAGGTTTACGACCCACGGAACGGGGAAATTGCCGATGACCCCGCAGATGTAGTGGTTCGGATCAATAACGTCATCACCCCAGTTTTGGCCGTTATCGGGCTTCTGGGGCAGATTGTCTTGGCGGCCCCTCCGTCGTCTACCGACGACGTGAAGGTGGACTACTCCTACCTCTGTAATCCTACGGTTGAAGTTCGTCGACTCAATTCAAAGGAATTTCGACTCAACGCTTGGAATCGAGATCAAGGGTACCCCCACGATGTGGCGGGGCACCACTATCGGTTCAACAACGTGCTCATTACGCCGAGCAACTACACGGCTGATGACATGCAGGCCACGTTGGCTCAGCCTCTCCAACGTGACTTGAAGTACAGGGCCTACGAGAGAGCCTACAGTGCTCTTTGGAACGACCCCAACCTCCTGCTTTTCAACTCGCCCTACCACCACATTGCGTACCCTCCTTTGGAGCGTACGGTTGAATCGTCGTTCATCAATTATCTGCCAACTGTGCTCCCTGAGGCATCTCCTGCACCTTGGGAGCGAAAAGGGGCAGGTACAGCGAATATTGTTTTCGACCAACTGGTCGTTGGGGACACCACCACAGGACCCTTCCCCAGTGGTGAACCCCTTTACTGGGCGCGGCCCATCGACCTCACCTTCCCAGCCGTTTTTGCAGCTACTTGGCAAGTCCAAATCAATGCAGTGACGGTATTTGAGGGTGTATGGTCGGGCTTGGCTGTTGGATTCTCGGACTCTAAAAAAGCAATCGTCGTTGGCTATGTCGAGGTGGCTGGCGTCAAACAGGTTGGTATCTTGAAGAGGGGCTTCGGTAACGACCCGTCTCAGGTAACTGCCTGGACTGGTGGGCTTTCGGGTAACACCTCAACTGGCCTTCCGGCGGACCTAGACTGGACCCTTCTCCACAGTTTCCGCATCTTCCAGGCCAACGGGGTAGTTAGGGTCTATTTTGACGGGGAAATCGTCGAGAATCTACGCGTATTGGAGGATGAACTCCCCTTCCTGGAGGAGCTAAACGACCCCTTCAATCAAGTTCAAAACGTATACTTCGGAAGCCTTTCTCGGCCCGCAGTCAACCAGAGCACGTGGGACTTCGTCCGGTACCTCATTCTCCCGACGAACCCCTACCAAACCGCTCCCAGTGTTTTCGTATCCTACGAGGGCAACGACTTCCCCGAGACGGCTACCCCTCCATGGACTCCAGTGGGCTACCACGGAAACGAGTCCATTGTAACGTCGAGCGCCCTCCAGGTGGATTCCACTTCCGCCACGGACCTAGCCACGGAGGCAGCAGTTGGGTTGGTAGGGGGTGACTTCAGAGGATTCCTAAGGATTGAGCCTCTTTTGGCGGTATCCAGCGATGTCATCCTGGACGTAAATGTTCAGCTCCTTACGGAGACGCATGGGATTACTCCCAATGCTGTGATGGCTGCCATCGATGACGGTAAACGCCTTCTCCAACTCTGTTTTTTCCCAGGAAAAGCAGCTCCGAAATTCTCCTATGGGGGTCGAAGCTTCCCTCAAGACTTCCTGCCCACCCCCTGGACCCCTCTTGGTGGCTCAGCGGTAGAGATGATTGGACGGACCCTGCGTATCAACGACACGTCGTTGACGGATGGTCGGGTGTACTTCCGAGACGATGTGGCTGGTGTCGGCACTGACGCTAGAATCGTGGACGCCACCACGGACTGGATGTTTGAGTTCAAGTGCCATGTCCGATCCCACACCCCTGATCCGGGCGGCTTTTCTGGGGTTCAGTGCAGTGTCTACGACGGAAGCCGAGATCTTGGGCTCTTGTTCCTCGACATCGCGGGAGTGAGATACGTTGCCCCCCACTCTGAGGGTAGCCTTCTCCCTGGTCCGGTGCAGTTCCCATTTGAGTGGGATGACGATGAACCCCACATCCTCCGAATGGTCAAGACTGGGGGCACCATCACCGTCATGGCAGATGGTGCACTCCTGGGGACAGTACCTTACGTCAACTTCTCTGGTGTGGTGGGGCCTGCCACCGGTATTATCTCTTGGGGTTCATCTACACCCATCTCTATGGGCGCAACGTCGAACGTAGATTGGTTTTACGCCAACATCTGGCGTGTCCTGCCTAGCACCCAAAAGTGGGTAGGTTTCTGGAAAGGAACCGACTCAGACTCGCTGATTGGGTACCATCTCCCGCTGACAGCAAACGGAGTTGGAGCAGCCGTTGTTGGGAACGTTCTGAATGACCCCCTTGCTGATTTCGTTGTCGCAGGGGTGTTGGTCGGAGACCAACTTGTTATTGACAACGGCTCAAACAAGGGGGTCTACACGATTGGATCGGTGACCCCGACAACTCTCACGGTCTCCTCGGTTATAACCTTTCCGGTGCAGCCCTCGATCGTTAACTACCGAGTCCCCCAGGAGGTTGATTGGACGGTACCCCACAAGTACCGCATTGCAAGAGTGCCTGATGGGAATCTCACCCTTATTCTGGACTCGACGCCACAGCCTCTCATCACCATTGGGTACAACGAACTCGAAGTCCCGCCGTCAAGCGCTGGTGTACCCACAGTCTTGTCTGGGGGCCTCCCCTGTATCGCTTGGGGAGCGTTTGACCCAACGAACTTGTCCTCAACTCTTTGGGACTTCGTCCGGTATGGCATCACCCGTTCTCCGTCTGAGCTGAGGATTGCCCCGCACCATCAGATTCTTAACCAGCGGAATGTGATGGCTTCCCCGGAACACCTCTACACGAGCATCCCTCACAGCCATACCGACTATTGGAGCAGCTCAACGGGGATCCCTCCCCAAACAACTCCCGACTTTTTCCAGAACCCTCTTCTGGTTGCCTACACGCTTTTGAATGAGGGGACGCCGCTGGTTCCCTCGACGCAATCGACTGATGTACAGGTCCCAACACCTACCACTGAGTTCGTCTCTTCGTTCAATAGCATCGAAGACTTGATGAACTTTGACGGGGACTTCAAGTTCAACGACGGGTCTGTTCGACACACCCTCAAAATCCCTGATGATGTGCTCTATACGAGCCTGGTAGTCACCGAAAAGAGTGTCGGCGAACAGAATCTCATCACCCCATTCTGTGACTCTTGTGAGACCCCCGACTGGGGTACGTTGTACTGGACGAAAGAGGTCTGCCTGGTTTACGACGGGGCTGTTCTTCCTGAGAACTCGGGAAACACGCCTGCATGGCAGCTCGTCTCTGATGTTCCCGCCAACGTGTCAGCAACTCCGTTCTCTGGGGTGCTGACCTACGCAACAACGGGCCCTACTCGAACGGTTTACCGTAACCCAACGTCTTTGCCGGACTCTCTGTCTCTGGTGACAGAGGTGAAATTCCGGATGCGGGTTCTTCAGGACACCACGTTGGGCCTTGGGGACTCTCAGGTACGTCTTGGTTTCTCGTCTTCCGCTGGATTCACGTTGAGCCTTGCTTTCGTGACGACTCCGCTAGGCGAACGGTATGTGTTGCTCGTCGACCAAAATACTCTCGCAGTGTTGGGTGGCATCCCCTTCGATTGGTACGACGGAGCGTTCCACGACTACAAACTAACTCGTGACCCAGCAACGGCTTCTGTGCTAATCTCCATCGACTCATGACATCGGACATGGACTTATGGCTGGAGCTTTTGGACAAGACGAGTACGGGTCAAGCCCCTATGGGAGTGCCGCAGATTCGTTTCGTGTTATTGGGGCCTTGGCGCTAGACCCCACGACGGTCCTTGTTCAATTCTCTCTCCCTCTGAATCTAGGGTTCCCTCCAATCCTAGACTCTGCGAATTACTCAATCCCTGGTCTAACGGTTGTTGCCGTACAGGTCTACAATGCGACAACCATCAGGCTGATAACGTCGGTTCAGCTGTTCGGGGTGTACACGGTTACCGTAACGGCGGCTTTGAGCCAGTCGGGTGCCATTCTCAACCCGCTCTTCAAAACTGCCACGTTTACAGGCGTCCCATCGATTCCCCAGTACTTGCCGGTCGGCGTTCGAAAAACTCGCCTTCGTCTGGTGTTCTCGGAACCGATGTTGTTGAACGTTGCGATTCTTGACCCTGCCTCGTACCTGGTCACGGATATCCAAGGCAACGTGGTCCCCGTTACGTCGGTTACGTCCGAACAGGGGGCTTCTAACCCTCGGGCGGTTGTGCTCCTCTTGGGGACAGACATGACGGCGGCTGAGTGGTACGTCACGACGGTCGGTCCCGGGATTGTTTCGGCAATCTCTGGTCTGACGGTCGTGCCTGCGACCCAGAAGCTTCAGTGGATTGAGCCTACGCTGGCAACATCCATCCCAATTGCCAAGTTTTCGGGCGAAGTTCAAAGCGGCCTTCTGACGGATCACGCAGGTCTCGTTTACTTCAGCCCCGCTCTGGATGCTGCGGTCAGCGACTCGATCATCCAGGTCGACTCGGTTGAGGTCTGTACGAAGGCGTTTGATGTTTACGCGTTTCCCGTGATGGCGGACCCCCCGGTCCTCTACACATTCGGGACTTCCGCAGCTCTGGCAGGCTCTCTGAACAGCCAGACTGTGCTGTGGGCTGCCTTCCCCAGGTTGGTTGAGGCGCGGACAAACCTTCAGGTTCAACATGTGGATGTTGGCCCTCAAGCTGTGGATGGGCCATGCACAGCTACGTTTACCGAGCCTTGGGACCCATCTTTTGTATCACTGCTCAACAATTCAGCCTGGCTATTGTTTGACAACACGAGTATGGCCACGCCTCCTGTCTTCATCTGCGCCAACAATCTGGGGCCTATCCCCCCAGGACCCACCACAACCATCATTCTACAGCCCTGAACCGCGGTTCCTCTTATCGGACCCTTCAGATGCACAGAGGGAAATACAGATGAAAAATGTCGAGGCTTTTTCTCCAACCACTGAAGGTAACTTGGGGGTAGTCCTATCTCCAAAGTACGATGAAAACGCCCGATTCTACATTCGGGGAGACGTTTTCATCAAGATGCATGACGGGGCTACAGGTGAGCTTCAACATGAGTGGGAGAAGCGGAATCTTGTCGTCAAGGATGCTTCGATCCTGATCGCACGTCTGATGAAGGACTCGCAGGAACCCCCTCACGGGTGTTTTTGCTTGGCTGTGGGTACAGGAGATACCGGGTGGAACCCCATGGCTCCTCCGGCTCCAACGAACACCCAACGAGCCCTGTACGCTGAGATCACTCGAAAAACCTTCTCGAATACTCAGTTCATCGACGGGGGTGGGCTTCCGGTAGCCATCCCGACCAATGTCGTCGACTTCCAAACAACGTTCACGGAAGCCGAGGCGGTTGGACCTTTGGTTGAGATGGGGATCATCGGGGGTAACGTCTCTACGAACCTGTCGATCAAGAACCCCGTTTCTCCTCCAAACGGTCCGTACAACCCTACCGTAGACCTCACCACCAAAGAGACGTTGGTCAACTACTTGACGTTTCCTGTCATCAACAAGCCTGCAACTTCGACGCTCACGATCGTCTGGCGGCTTTCCTTCTTAGTCGGCGTCGTATGAAGACCGTATGCATCGACCATCATCGAAGGTCTTCTGTTACAGAAGCCAGGGTGTAAAACATGGGATCCAAAAACTTCGGACCTGGTGTAAGCGGCTACCTGAACCCGGATGGTCGTGCGTGGGAGACGACTGTATTTCAGGCCGGAAAGCCAGTTCTCGACACAGAGCTAAACCTTCAGCAGGATGTTGATGGGGGTGCAGGACAACTAGCTCTTCGTGTGGCCATGCCCTCTGGGTGGCTGTCGGCGGACTTTTTGGCCTCCAGTGACATGTCGGAGGCCATCTTCCTTCCGTCCCCCACTGCGAATTTTTACGCCTCACCTACGCTTCTGTCCCATGTGAATGGGTGGATCATCCCTGTCCAAAACACAGGCAAAAACGACGGGACGAACACGATCGATATGGGGCTTGCCCCTGTTGGCCCCGGGGCTAAGCGAGCTGACTTCGTCGTGTTGGAGGTTTGGCGACGGCTGCTTACGGCAGCTCCTTCTCTTGACGGTAAGAGCCCGTCAGGTCGTATTTGGCGAGACGGTAACGTTAAGATCTCCCCCGCAGATGATGCCCTCCTGAATTTCCCTGATGACATCAAAGATGCGACGTTGGGATCGGAGTCTACCAAACGAGTACAGATTCAATATCGACTTCGAGTCATCCAGGGAGTCGATCCTTTCGCGTTCCCTCTGGTCATCAATGACCCTACGGTGGTGGCTAACTCGGTTCCTCCGAACGCTGCAACCCCGGATGGAGTTGCAACCATCTTCCCCTATGTTAGCCAGGATGCAGCCGGGGACGCAGGTCTTTGGCGGGCAGGGGATGGTATCCCTACGAACGCTCTTGGTACGGTAGATGGGTACATGTACGCGATCCCTTTGGCGGTCGTGTTTCGACGTAACTCCAATGCCTTTGATCGCAACACCAATCAAAACGGCGGCGTAGCTTCCCCTGGTCCGAGTGATCGACCAGATAGCTTGTTCTACGACATCTTTGTGCCTCGGGATATCGCTGACCTCCGAACGGGTGTGACCCCGAACGGGTGGGATTTTAGCGAGATTCTAACCAAGAATCTCAACTTCCTTTTCGACAACAAGATCCGTACTGAGTGGACGAACGCCCTACAAGGCGGGGGCTACGACGGGCACTCGGTCTTTGCAGCGGATGAGATTGGTATCTCGAACGCAAACGGCGGAGACGGGATCATCACGGGGGATACCCCTGGTGGGACGTTGATCGGGCAGTTTGATGCAACCCGGCGGTTCTTCTCAGACCGGTGTGTGTATGAGACGGTCGTAGTCAAAATCAATGCCCCAGGTGGTGGTTGGCTACCCGGGTCAGTGGTGACTGTGCAGCCTACAGCGCTGGAGATCTCCCCCTTTGCCCCCTTTAACTGGGCTGCCTACAACTCTGCTGGAGTACAGTTCGTTGACCTGGTTGATGGGTGGTGGGTTGGTACACCGGGTCAGGTAACCCGTCAGATGCTGCTGACCAGCGTGACGGGCTTTGGGACGGTGCCCCTTGCTCCTCTGACCGTAACCGTTGGCAACATTGTAGGGTTTGGTCTCTCGACCGAACCCCTGTACTTGACTTTGGTGGTGGCTTATCCGCGAGGCGAAGGTCTTACCCGAACCCCCACAGACACGTTTGCGGGCTCCTTCTTTGTCAACAACCCGGGCCAACTACCTGCGGCGGCACCAGTCAGCTTTTCTGCCCTGGCCCCAAGCAATACCATCGACGCTCCGCACAGAGAAGTTCAGCTTCAGTATGTGACGACCAACATCACAACGGCTGTTTTTGAGTCGAACTCGGAGGCTCCAGGGCCTTACGACTTTTTCATGTTGCCTGAGCGAGTCGACACGATTGTCGCCGTGCTCAAAAATGCTGTGCCCATCATCGGAGGCACGCTTCTCGACCCCTCGGGGAGATACGTCACCTTTACCAATCCTCTCGACTTTACGGTGCCTGGGGATACCCTACAGGTCACGTATACGGCGATCCGTCCTTTGCCTCAAAACAATGAGCAGATGACGATCTACTACGAGGCACGAGCCCCTCAAACCATTCGGTCTAGTTCTCTAGGAACGACCTTGACGGTCATCCCTCGATTTGTTGGGGATGCGGTCTATTGCCTTGCGGTAGGGTCAGGTTCTGAAAACGAAGCCTACCCGTTCCCTGTGAACTACGTGCAGATGGGTGGGATCTACCCTTCGTCGGTAGGTACGTTCAACGGAGACCATGAACTCTCAGCTTCGGCCGACTTGGCTGTGACGGACTTCAGTTCTACCAACGGCCTCTTGCGTCTTCCGGCCTTCGTAGGGTACACTCCTGCCCCAGAGGAAGTGACCTTTGATCGAGGACTCGGGGACACTGACATTGAAGGACGTTCGTACTTCAAGTCGGTCCCTGTGGGGTATATCCCCAATGCTTTTGCTCAGCAGCTCTCCGACGCCAAGAGACACCGAAATATCGTTCCGATGATTGCGGAACTGATCCCAAGTTCGACTTTTGGGCATGCAGGCCAACTTGTTCTTGTGTTGCTGCTTCGTGAAGCATTCTTTGACCCCAATAATGGGGTCTCCTTTGAGCCCTTGCTCATCAATACGACCACTGCGGCAGTCTTCAATATCAAAGGGCGCCTTCTCAACAAGGGCGTGTTAAAATGCCGTCCTCCAAAGACCCTCTCACTTCTGTCAATCCTGGTCCTGGTAAGCTTCCTGCCGGGGTAGTAAACGCATCAGCTTTCATCATCCCTGGCGGTGGTGGGGGTGGAAGCAATGCAGCCCTTTTGGCGCACATCAACGACCCTGTTGATGCCCACATGGCGTCAGCGATTGGGGTTAACCCGACGGACGCCACAACAGGGCAGCTTGTGTTGTCCTCTGTTGGGGGGACAGTAGACGGAGAGTCTGTTCTGGACTTCATCGTTCAGGCTAAGGATTTGTTCCCGATTCGGCCTAATCGGGCAGGGTTCAATCAGACGACTCCATTTGTCATCCCGAACTCGGGAGTCCCATACTGGGACACGTTGACGACTCCTTCCGTGCAAGGTGGAGCTTGGACATCTGGAGCAGCCGCTGTTTTCTCACACTTCATCTGGCCCGTTGGAGCAACTCCTCCTACGGGATTCGAGGCATTTCTGTATCCAGCTGATCGTGGCGTTTTGGCTGTTTACTTCTCCACCGATGGGGATTTCGCCAACGCTGGTACGACAAGTCTCTACGCCGCCCTTTGGTTGGGGTCTACGGTAAATCGTCCGGGAGCCCTGACCTGCCCTTCAGCGGATTTCAGTGATCTGCTACGAACAACAGCCCAACCTGCATACACCTCGGCTAACGTTGGTTTGGACCAGATTAGCTTGTCGGATCGAACTGGGTACCAACGGGATCTCACGGCCTACAGCTACGTCGACTTCTCGTCAGACTTCTTTGCTTACCAAATCGCACGGTACGTTATTACCCTACCTGGTATCTCAGCCGGTTCCAATGGGTCCTATCTGATTGTGCACTGGCGGGAAACGTATGTGGTGTCTGATGCGTCCATCGCATCTGCTGCTTTGGCCGTTAACTTTACGGCAGCAAATGTGTATTCGGCAGACCCGACAACGACTTCGTACGATGCTGTTCCAACAGACGACCCTGGACTTAGCGCCCTCAATCGTCGTTATATCTTTCAAGATATCTTGTCGGCGACGGTTCCTGCTGTCGCGTCTTGGACAGCCACTCCGGTTGGCGTACCCTCAACGGTGCTGATCTCAGGCGTCGCTCACTACAGCAATGGGGCTGTAGACCTTCAGTGGAACAGTGACCTTCGGGTTAACGGCTTGGTGGGTAATGGGTGGTTGCCTGGAAAGATTTCAGGACCCAATCTCCCAGCGGACTTTGTAACGACTGAAGACCCCATTGAATTCGACTTTGTCGACTTTGGTGGAGGCAAGGCAGGTAGGGCTTACTACCAGCTCCGACCAACAGGGGGAGCCCTCTACACAGCAGCTGCGGCCCCCCTTCCTGGGCATCAGGTACAAGACCTGACTCCTGTTTTGGCGATCACCTCCCCAACCCCATACACGTTCCCCGGTGATTTTGGGCGTTCTCGTATCAGGGTCAACTCAAATCGGCCTTGGTCTTCGGACTCTGATGCTCAAGGAGATCGATGGATCTTCAACTCGTGGCCTCAGACAGCCCCTGGTGTAGCAGGATCCTCAACCAGTACATATGAGCCTTTCCGTGACGAGCGGTTTCGCTACAAGCTGGTGGCGCTTAACCCCACTCTTACGGTTGAGCCCACTCCCATCAATAAGTATGACTCGACTGCTGTTTTGACTTCTTTCCCTGGCCCTACTGCCGATCATCTTCAGGTTGCGGGGGATCGCCTCGTTTACCCGCAAACTGATTACACGATCGCCAAACCTGTTGGTCAGCCCGACTATGCAGCAGTTTTGGCCGGGGATGGGGTCAACTGGATTCGAGTTTACTTTAGGGCGTTCGATACAGGGGCAGCTCGTAGTACAGGCAAATTCCGTATTCGAGGGCTGGCTGCAACATTCTTTGAGAGTATCGTCCCGTTTGCGGGTAACACCGTTACGGATCACCCCAATGGGGTTGTACTTCAAATCGCCATCCCTGGGATAACAAGCAGGCTCGATCTTGGCCGTCCTCTTGGAAATCCAGTGCTTGCAAACAACGTTGATGGGTATGGGTGTCAGACCAGTATCACAACGGTTGGGCCTGACGTTTTCGTGACGTACGACATGGGTGCTTACACCGCAGACAATGGTGCTGGTGAATACCCTATATTCCTTGCGGTAGGCTTCATCAACGCTGGGGCGGTCCCCTTGAACGCCTTCATCGATGAAGTCGAGTGGCTTCCTGCCTGAGCGCTTATTCGCTTTGGCTTTTATCGGGCTCACGTAGACAGGAACTAAATCAGATGGCTGGAGCCTACACGTCAACGGGTACATACTCGAACCTCACTCGTCTGGAGCTAGAGCAGCTTCGCCGAGCGGATTTCGAGGCGGGTGGTAAGGCTCTCACTGTAGGGGATTCTGCTTTGCCCCCTGAGGGCGTGGTGGGGCCGGGCAACGTTCAGACGGAGCCTTTCTACTCTGGGCCGACGGTCAATCTCGATGACGTTTATCCGATCACCCCGCCTCAACTTCCTGGGTCTGGCCTTACAACAAAGACCGCTCTTGGGGCGTTGATCTCAGAGACCGTGAAATGGTGGGGCCCTCTGGGGGTTTTCGACTCTCATCTGTCTGGCTTTGCTACAGCAGCTGGGACTTGGCAAGACAATACCCTGGTCACCAATTTTGTTGTTCTTGGGGTTCAGCCCGGAGATATTCTCTGCATCAAGCCTTCCAGTGGTGTTGGAGAGCTGAATGCTAACGTAGTAGGCACCATTACGGTGGTGGCTCCGAACACCCTCACAGTATCGGATATCTGGAATCCAGGTACGGTGACGAACGCCTTCGATTTTGGAGCAGGAGATCTTTTCTCCTACGTCATCGTGCGTCCTCAGGCGATGCAGCTTTTTGCTGTCCCGGGGTCTGGCCCCAAGGGACACGAACAGACGTTTCTGATGGTGGGGCCAGGTGCCATCCACAACCAGCTCAACCCGTCACTTGCCGCCATCAATGCTCAACGTGTTCAAAACATTGTACGACCACAAGAGTCTGCCAACGATAGGGCGGATTTCGTTTTTGATAACGGGACTCTTCGTTCTGTCTTGCGTTCTAGTCTTGATACTTTGGGGTATCGCGTTGTTCTCTACCCCTCGAATGGTGCAGGCACTGGGCCCGATTACACCAAGCCCATCACAACCCTCAATCCGGTAATTGACCCGGCTATCCCCGCTACAGATCAGCGGATGACCATCGATTACCGTGCTGGAACGGTAAGATTCTCTTGTGCTCCTCAACTTGGGGGCAACATCAAAGTTGCTGGAGGTGTCAACGTAACGACGGGGCGCATCCAGCTCTATGCTGTTTTCTGGTCTATCGACTTGTCTTTGACCAAAGGCAGCTCTCGGGGAGTGTACTTTCCTCGTAGTGACGACTTCCAATCGTTCGCGGCAGGGAAGATCCAGTTTAACAACTCGGGTGTTATCGCCAACAACTCTGTGTATAAGGGGTTCCAAATTGGAGCAACCGCACTAGGTGATGATGCCTATGTGAAGGCTCTTGGTGCTCCGGACGTTCAGGTTTCTAGCCCAACTTCTTATCCGTTCCTGCCCCCATGGCGGAGAGCTTCTGCGGAATTTGGGACCACGGAGGTTACGAGTTCTCTCTCCACAAGGGGTTTGCGGTACTTCTCGTATCGTCAAGACTCTCAGCAATGGCGGTTCCTAGCAAAGACCTCTGAGTTCTTTGCTACATTTGGGTACCCCGACACAGAGATGTTTGTGGCAGATAAGACTGCCTTTACAGTTTCGGATGCAGGCGGTCCTGCAAACGCGGCTGCAAACATGAACCCTCTGAGCACGTTCGGGGGTGATGCGAGGGGCATTCGGTCACACTTGGATGCAGGGCTCACGACCACCCTACATGCTCAACTCACGACCACCCCTTTTGGGACCGTTCATCTCAAGAAGGGTCGTTACTACATCCAGAACGCCATCATGGTCCCGCCTGGCACGACCATCGAAGGTGAAGGCGCTGGGACTCGGCTCATCTACAGGAACTTCGACTCGACTGTCGGCTCTATGGTTGCGTCTGTGTCAGGTCCGATTAAGGTCGGCCCCAACACAACTTGGGGTGTGTATGACGCCTCTTCTTGGCCTGATCCTTTGGCTTGGATGGGGACCAACATCTCTCCCACCGTGACCACGTTGGCGGCTTTCGAAAAAGTCGAAGGCACAGATACGGTTTGGAACCCAGTACGTCGAGTATGGGCAACCGTTTACGGGTCGTTGACGACGGGCGAGATCCTCTTCAACGAGATTCGAGAGGATGGGTCTAAGGTTTTCCCTGGGATTGGGGTCAACATCAAGGACAATGCAAATCCGCTGTTTGGACGCCTTTCTACTGGAGGGCAGTGGCATTCTGGGGGGCACTATCCTAGATTGGCGTACAGTGAGCACGCAAACGAGTACACCATCTGTTGGGTAGAGGAGCACACCGTAGGACCCAATTCTGGTGGTCGGGTTGCTTTTCGGCAGTTTCAGCTGAACACCGACACGTCTCAAGAAGGGTGGGAGATTATCTATACGGACGCCACCCTTTATCCTGTCACGACGAACAACTTCTCGGATCACCCTAGTATTGCGTCTGAGAACTACTCGGCGACTGGGGACTACATTGCTTGCCTCGTGTACTGGACATACAACTACACGGGCAACACTCCTACAGCCTCTCAGGTGGATCGTAGGTACATCAAAGCGGGGGCGGTATTCACCTCCACTTCTTCAACAGCAGGTATCCCGTCTACTGCCATCGTCTCTTCGACCTCGGTTGAAGCTGATGAGCTGGGCGGATTCATGGCTGTTTGGTCGATCCAGAATCACCCTCTTTACCTGGACGCTGGGGGCACCATCACCGTCGGAGCAACCAGCTTCCTGACGGACCCTGGTTATCCAGCTTGGGCAACCTCTGGGGTTAAGGTGGGGTCGAAGGTTCATGTCCTGGTGAGCCCAACGTTCCCCACGGTCCAGCAGGGCCTTTCTGGGGTCGTAACCAGCATCGCAGGTGCAAACCTCTTCATCAAATGGGAGGGAGCATCAGACTTCCTTGCTGAAGCTGGAGTGACGTGGGCGGTTTCGCCTTCGAGCGTCATCCGGGGTCGTCGTGTACGTCAGTCTGCTGGAGTCATCACTGAGGCAGGGTTGGATGTTGGGGTGGTAGCTGCAAATCAAGTCAGCCTATACCAAATGGAGATGCGTGAGCCGGACTATGTTCGTATCTCACGAGGTGCCTCCAACTGGTGTGTGGTTTTCCAAGGGTTCAATACCCACTGCGTTCCGTCGTACCCACGAGTCAAGAACTTCGACAATGGAGTCACAGCAAGCGGTCCCACGTGGTCTGGAAGCGCTTTCCCAGGTGGGGATATCCCTTCGAACGACATTTCCGCTGTGTACCGCGAACATGTCTCTACCTGTTCTGTTGTTCTTCGGGACGATGGGCAGCAGGTTTATCCAACTCAAAAGAACTATCTCCCCGCAGGTGCTGGTAACGAATGGACTGGGGTTCTTACCAGCCAGGTAGACCCTCAGTTCCCTGGGCGTATCTCTCGTGACCTTGAAGTCTCGCTGAAGAGCCTTGGGACCAGGACTCCCATTACGGAACGACCTAACCATCAGCGTGGCGTACGTATCCCGTACAATCACGCTCGTGAGGTCAGTTTCTTGAACTTCTCCTACCGTTGGACCATGGCGGGAGTGGAGTCTTGTATCCCTGACGTGACCTGGACGGGACAAGATTGGGTTGCTGTTAGCCCTTCCAAGAACAGCATCCACAGCTTCACGGGTAACTACCAGGTCAACGGGCTTAATTCGTGGTTCACCGACCCTCTCTTTTACTTTGGTTCGGATGCAGCGGGGACTGCAAACTTCGGTTGGACTCTCCGACAGACGATCCCAACAGGGGCCGCCATCTACGTTCCTGTGCAACCTGGAGTTCCGGTAGCACTCACGTTGCCGATTGTGTCTGTGGCTGACGAACACACGGTAAACCTGACGGGGCAACCTCTTGGTGCCGCCGCAATCACGGGCAAAGAGTGGTACCTTCTGCTTCCTGAGTACCCCTTGGCGGCAGGAGCCAAGAATCAGGGCTTCCGTATCAGCTCTGATGGCCAGGTCATCACCTCCACGGACTTCATCACGTGGGCGGATCAACCGAGCGACCTTTCGAGTGTGCCTCGTGAAGTCGAACTGATGCGGCGTCCTCAAGCACAGGGCGGCAATTACCCCTCTCAAGTATCGGGTACACTTGCTGGGCAAAGTGCTGATCGTCTTCAGCCTACAAGCCGATACAAGGCAAACGTCGGCTTCCGGGGCGTTGCCCCAGGTCGTCCGAAAGGGATTGGACGAAGGGCGTTGGGCGAAAGCTCTACGGTAGCTATTGCTTGGGGCGAAAGCTTCTACGGACTTGTTGACCGCATGGCAGGGGACGAGTCGTCTCCATCCAACTCCGTAGAGTTTTTCCGGCAGACGTTTGGTCCGTACAACGTCACGTTGAGAAACCTAGCTGTTGAGGCTACCCCTTCAAGCAGTGTTGAGATGCTCAGTAAGGCACATGTCTACACAAGGCACTTGGCCCCTACTGCATCCACTCTGTCCTTCGATACAGACGGATTCAGAAACGTCTTCGTTTTCCCAACGTCTCGTATCTATGCTCCGTACGCCCCTACGTTGGTCCCTGAAACGAGCATCATCGGGGCTGTGTACACAGATGCAAAGGGTAACAACCCTGTCTATGTAGATGGGCCTACGCTCGCTCGTGGCGATCTATCGTCGTGGCCAACTGACCCCTCTTACGAGAATATTGCCAATAACCCTCCTCGTTATTTGGCACCAGGGGTAGGGCCAAAGGTCATCTGGGACGGCCAAAGGTTCGTGATCTTCTGGGTGGAGAAGGCCAATGCTACCACGCTCTTGGTGGGGTCGTCGGATGCAGCTGTAGGTTACTATCTGTGTATGAGCTACTTGCCGGGCAGTGAGGATACTCACATGCAGACGGGTGAGTTGGTTGACCCGTACGAGGCTGCATCATCCTTTGGGGGGCTGATGGCTCAGTTCCCGCTCTCGGCCGTCCACATCTCAGATGGTACCGGGTTCTCTGGAGAGGGCGGCCAAGCCCCGACCCCAAACGAAAACAACACCGTCTCTGTCTGTGAGGCTGCATTTTCGGGCAAAGTCTATGCAGTTGTCTGGGCGGCCGGTATGGTTCCTCAGTATGACTCGACGGCCCCAAGCATGCGAGGGTCCACCATCGGGGTGACTCTCTTCAACATGGATGCTGCTGCATCGGCAGGGCAGTTCCCTGGAAGTGGCCCATTCCCTGGTTTTGGTGGAGGTGGAACCACCTACGTGATTGACCAGTCGACGGAACCTGGGGCTTTCCAGAACCCAAAGGTCCTTTGGGATGGCAGCCGGTTCACGGTTTTCTACGAAGTAGTGGTTCCGACGGATACCGCTAGCCCACCTACCTTGTCCAGTACTGTCTTTTTCACGACAATGCCTGAGGACGGTGGGGCAAGGCCGCAACCTACTCGTCAGATGTCGAGTGAGGGGCTTCAAACTGGAGCTGGGTATCCGACGTCCTACCCTGGGTCGAATGGGCCCTTCTCAACCACAACGTTGGGCTCTGGGGGTGGGGTGCACTCACTCGGGTATGCCTGTCAGTCGGGGACTTTGGCGACAGGGGCTGCGCCTTTCTATAGTGCTGCCTACACGGTCATCCAGCTTTTCGGGAATCAAGTCAGCCCGTTCGTGGCATCAGGAGCAACTGGCGTCACAAACGTAGGTTCATCCCTGTTCACGGATGGTGCTGCAACTTTCTTGACTCGCGGTGTTCGCCCAGGAGACTACCTGGTAGTCACCAGCGGTGCTGATCAGGGCATCTACATGATTGATGTTGTGACTGCGACAGACATCAATATCGCAGCGTCCAGCAGCACGTTCGGAACAGGAACTGCTGGTGTCAATTACGTCGTGCTCCGCTACCAGCAGGCAAACGTTCAGCCTGGTGACCAGCTTGTGGTTACCAGGGTCATGGACACCAACACCCTGGTGACTTCCGTCGACTCGAATGGGGTGTACCCCGTCATCAACTACGACCCACGGCGGCACCAGCTTATCGTTCAGGGTCTCTTTAACTCTGGGGACATCAATGTGCTGGGGGGTAAGGCCATCTACGGTGAAATCCGTGGCGGTGGTATGTCGGATTACGACAATGCCGGGTCTTTGGAATCCACCAAAGCTGGGGTTACTACGCGAGGGGCTCTCATTCAAAACCCTACGTGGGCAAACAGCTCTTCGCCACAGACCAGTATCCTGCATGGTGTTACCTACAATGAGGTAGAGGATGAGTTCGCTGTTCTAGTTACGAATGGTGGTTCTCAGCTAGCTCTTTACGGGTTCAAGCCAAGTGTCCGAGCCACGACCCCAGAAGTGGTTTTGAACTACCCTCCTGTTGAGGTACCGTTCCAGCGTGGAGATGTTGCCTGGAATGGCTCACATTACTTGGTTGTTATGCCCATGCTTCAGTTGGGTACGTCCAAGGCGCAACTTCAAGCCAAGCTGTTGAACAGCCGTTTTGGCGAGGTAGGCTCAGCGGTCTTGCACCCAAACACGTAAAACCCTCCCAGTGGAGATTTCCTTTTCGGAAATGCCGTTGGACAGATTCCTGGCCCAGGTTACGGGTCATACCCGACAGGGTATGGGGCCAAGAGCAATGGGACGGGTACACAACCGGTTGCCCCCTTCGTGTCTCAGATGAAGGTTCGGTGGAACCCTCGCCTGAGCCGTTGGCTCGTTGCTGCCTCTATCCTCTGGTACGACAGCAACTCCTCCTCTCCAGGGGTCTACCCAGCACAAGGCGTGTTCCTGAGCGGTCCGTCGACTATCGCTTCTTGGATTGGTCGTACCCTTCAGCTTTCGGTTGCCTCGCAAGCATGGCAGCCGGGGATGAAGATCATGATCGTGAGTGCTGGTGGTGTACCTAAAGCTGTGGTCACCATCTTGAGCCTGTCCGGGCCAGGGCCGACCTACAACACCCTCATCGTTGACGCCACAGACACAGATATCCCATCGTTCGTCGTGGGTGACTCGGTCTTTGCGGTTGCACGAGAAGACGTGGTCTGTTGGACGGTGGGTCAGACTGCGACGGGCCTCATCATCGAAGACGCAGACAACGTGCATATCGAGAACGTTGTCATCGGTGGAGGTGCTACGGACATCGAGGAATCGTGGCCCAATATGGGGCGGCCAATCTGGCAAGCTGCGGGTCAAACGTGGGGTGACCCAACGAACGTCACCTACTCGAATGTAGGCGCCCAAACACGTTTGCCGCAGTACAATCACCGTCTCATGACGCCAGCCGGGAAGGTAAGTTTGCCTTCGTATGCAAATGTGACTTCCTCTGGGCATCATCCCTATGGTAGGAAGGCTCAACCAGGAGCTGGTTACGTGAGAGACAACCTCCGACATAGGATGAGCTGATGAGCACCTTGTACATGGTTGACCTGTTTGGTAACCCGATCCCCACAGCAAAGATTCTCGATGTGCGGTCGGGGCCTGATGCCACAACCAACGGGAACATCGTTGTCCGGGTCCCCGACTATTTGTCGGTGCAAAATCCAGCCGACTTGTCCAATTTGCTTACCAAGAAGCACCAAGCGCTCTTGGCCTACAATGCCGGATACCCAAACATCGTTTTTGATGATCTTCTTGATCTCATCGACGTGGACCTAGGGGCTCCAAATGTGAGCGGGTCTTTTGGGGACCGAAACATTGTCAACATTTTCCCTGGGGCAACGTTCCAGTCGACGGTAGTTCCTCTTTTGGCCTCTCCCGGTCAAGCCGTGGTAACCTTTGAAACCTTCTCCCTAGCCTACAACGACAGTTCACTTTCTAGGGTAGGGGCTACGTATATCGAGGAGGCGAGTAGCCCGTCGAACTTCACGTGTGACGTGAGCTTTGATAACGGGGGCCACTTCTACCCTACCACGGATGGGGGGATGCTCAATATCCCCTTGATTGGACAGGGGAATCAGTTCATCATACGTCTCACCAACGTCACCACGTTGCCGACTCGTCCACTGCGTGTAGCTTCTTGGGCTCTTCTTTACTTAGATTTGGGGTGACTTGTGTCAAACCAGCTAAGAAGAATGAGAACCTACTAATCAGATCAGAAAGATAGCTCGATGGCGAACAACCTTGGTCCAGGTGTCTCTCGTGTTCTGAACCCCGACGCGACAGAGTACGTTGAGGTCATCCTTCAACAGGGTAAACCCCCGATGGACGCAGAATTCAATCTGCTCCAAGAACTAGGGGTCAACTACACCCGGAAGGCCACCCTGCGTGGCATGCCTTCAGGGTGGCTGGGTAACGACACGAACTCCAGCGCTGTTTACGACACGAATGCCAGGTGGTCTAACTGGTTCAAGTTTGGTAAGCAGCGTCCAGCGGAACAAAAGCCGGTTCTCTGGGCGGCAGTGAATGGTTGGTTGATTCCTGTGACGGGCACCCGAACGGGTACGCCTCCTGGAAGTCCTGACGACGCTGACACCTGGAACAAGATTGCTCTCGACCCTCCTCCGAGCAATGCGGGTGACTTTCGTATCGACTACGTGTTTCTTGAGGTTTGGCAAGCTCGTATCCCGCCAAACCCTTCGAGCACCAACAAGCCCTCTGCTTCTGCCGTCTACCGTTACGGCAACGTTGAAGGAGGATACTCGTTCCTCCCTGATGACTTGGTGGACCCTGCTCTAGGGTTCGAGACGTCACAGCGGGTTCAAATTCAGTACCGCATCCGAGTTGTGAAGGGGCTTGTGGGTCTCACGTCGAACCCTGACGGATTCGACCCCGCTACCGTCAAGGCACAGGGTGCTGCCTCGACCCCCACCTCATTCACGTTTCAGAACATGCGTCAGGCGCTTGGGGATGCAGGACTTTGGCGGGCAGGGGACGGCACGACCAACGGTCTTGGGACGGTTGATGGGTATGTGTATGCGATCCCCATCGCTGCCGTTTTCCGTCGAAACTCGATTGTCTGGACAGGTGACCCTAGCCAGAACCTCAATGGTGGATTCGACCGTAACCCTACTGCGGTGGATCGTACGGGAGTTACCACGTTCTCGACAGACCCTGCTCTTTCTGTGGACCTGTCGGCAACATCTCTGTCGGCAACGTTGGCCTCTGCGTCCAACATCCCGTTGCCGCTGACCCCGCTGACTCCTGTGCTCATCCAGATTGGAGATGAGCAGCTTCAGTACCAGAGCATCACTGGGGGTGGGGTCATGACCATCCTGGCTCGTGGTGTGAACGGGTCTCGTGCAGAAGCACACAAAGCTGGGACTCCAGTGAAGGTGATTTCTGGCCGACCTGATGGGCTGTTCTCGGACCAAGTAGCTCTCAATGATGTGCTTGATTTGCGGCACGTTGTGAGCGGCAATGGGTTCGATTACAACGCTCTCTTGTCGGAGAACCTGGACCGTCTACTTCAGGGTCAGCTTCGAACAAACTGGAAGCGTTCGGGTAGTGGGACTCAAGGGAAGTTTGTCTTCTACCAAGACAAGATCACGAACGGTTCGGCTGCAACAGGCATCACCAAACTTGACGGCCCTGATAACATCAGGTCGATCTTTTCGGATGCCGCTTGCCCTCAACGAATTGAGGTGATTGTCAAGCCAACGGCTGCTGCCGCTCCTGTCCCGGTTAACGAGTCGTGGTCCTTGGCGCTTCAGGTGAACCTCACCACCAAGGTGTCCGTAGGTAACGTTTTTGGGGCCGGAGACGTACTCACCATCCCCGTGAACCAGTTGAAGGCTGGGCTTCCTGGAGGCGATGCGGACCAGGTACGTTGGATGTTCGACGGCCAAGCAGTAAACTTCTCGCTCCGTGTTGACGGGGAGACGTCTCCGCTTGATCCTTCTTGCTACACGATCACCCCAACGAATCCGACCTCTTCGGATGACCTTGTCGTTACGTTTGGCCCCTCTTTCCCAACGACAGCACAACGGCTCTATCTTGTCGTCCACTGCATCTATGGTGCAGGACGAGGGCTCTCACGCCGCCCAGATAGTTTTCACTCGGTCTCTTTGCTGTTCCCTTCTGCCGACTTGCTGTTGAACCAGCAACAAGTTGCAACGAACAGCTTCAGTCTTCGAACGACCTGGGTACCATTTTGGGGTAAGTACGCTAACGGAGATGCCCCTCGCATCCCTGTCACCTCAGAAGCGTACACAGATCTGGGGTCAAAGACGCTTGTTCTCCAACCACTTCGGAGAATTGACCTTCCAGACAGCGTTATCACATTCGATGGGACTTCTCCAAATCAGCGTCCTACCTCGTTCGCTACGGGAACTGGAAATGCTTCGGCATCTCAGTTCCAGGGTGCTGGCGTCAACTTTGTCACAGCAGGTGCAGCTGTCGGAGACTCGATCGTTATCTCGGGTGGTCCTCAGCCTGGACGGTATGTGATCACGAGTATCTTTACCACTGGCGTCCCAAACGACACAGTGGGATTGGATCGCCCAGTACCGACTTTTGTGGGAGCCAACTTCGCGGTCTTTAAGGGACAGGGGCTCATGCCTCTATTCAAAGTAGATGGCGTAACCCCCAAGTACACGACGACAGACCCGCTGGGTATCTTTTCGGGAACGACAGATCCCACGCCAGCCACAAAGAACATCTACATCACTTTCCCACGTGGGCTTGTCCCGAGTTGGGGAGAGTACGACCTGCCTCTCCTTTGGCAGGACCAGGTACCGTTCAGCCAGGGTATGAACTACCTCCTGAACGTACCTTCGGGGGCTGGTCCATTCGCGAATGCCGAAAAGAACTACATCCCGTTCAGCTATGGGGCATTTAGCTACGCCAGCTTCTCGACCCTAGACCTCACTCCGCCCGGCACCAACCCTGCCCCTTACAACGGGACCTTCACATTTGGAGGCAAGCAGTACGCGGGCATCCGAAAGTTCACAGACCCTCGTGGGTTGGGGCGACAGGGACTGGAGCTACCTCCGTTCTATGGGCCCGCTCGTCTTTGGGCGGTCTACGAAGCCAATGACTACAAGATCAATGGTTCTGCCTTCGGGGCTGGAGACCGAGCCCCAACGGGATCACTCTCGGCTGCCAAGAACCTACTTCGTCAAAACTGCGACGTCCCCCTCTTCTGGATTGAGCTTGATGACGATGGGGACTCGACGTTCATCCTGAATGCGGAGGCACTGGACCTTACGAAGTCCACCGTGAATCCCATCGCGAACTTTGCGGCTGGGAACTACGTCATCGAGGCTTCAATCTACGGCTTTGATCGTGACGCTTTCAATAACAGCAAGGAATTCCGGTTGGTGCTCAGCCGCCAGCGTTCGGAAGCGGTTTCGCCAGTTCGAGCGTCAAACATCACGGCATCTATCGATGCCCCTGAGTTGATTGTCCCGTCACCTGTGACCAACTCCGATGAGGTCTTGATCAACTTCTCCAGAACGCCTTACCAAGGCGATGCATGGGGGAGCCAGACGGTGTATCAAGACATTGGATATGCGCCTGGCCCACTTCAATCGGGAGAGGTTGTGGCTCTTATGAGTCAAGGTCTCAATCAGGACGCACTCACCCGACCCAATCAAAAAGTGCTTGAGGTGTTGGCTGAGACAGGGTTCACCACAACTTTGGGTACTGGCCGACTGCCCGTTGCGTCGTACAGCATTGACCCAAATCCAGGCCAAGTCGGGTTTGAGGCCAAGGATGCAGCACCTTGGCCTCCTGCAAACCCCGTATCCCCACGTCCCCCCATCAAACTGGATGCTCTTCAGGGTGATGAAGGTTTCCCTCCAGGTCAATCCTATCTCGGGTGCACAGAACGCCTTCCGTTGGGGGCTCTCTTCCGCGACAAGGACTTCCGTGGAAACTCGTACATGCCGGATGCAGCAACCGGATTCAGGTACCACAACGATACCTTCAAGGCTTTGTTCACTTCGATCCAACGACAGTCGAATGTCGAGGAGACCCAAATTCCATTGGGGAACTCCGACATTGGGGGAGCGACTGGGACTTTTGTGGCCCACGTTGACGGCAACCAGGGTAACTACTCGCTCCTTACCAACTACCGTGTAAACCGCGGAGGCTCTCTTTTCGCGGCTTCTGGTCCTTACCCTGGAGGTGAGGTGGCTGCTGTCTATCCACGTGCCTTGCATGCTCCTCCTGGAGGGGCTGACACACGAGTCACCGTACTTGTTGGACGGGCTTACCTCGTTCGAAACACCGTGACGAACCTTGGGCTTGCTGAGGTTTCGGCCGGAAACGAGCTGATGATGCTCATTCAAACGACGGCATACTATCTGACAAGCCCTGTAGACCCTCAGGGGTGGTACACGGTGGTCAGCACAAACGGTACGGCAGAAGGTAACTCCGCCGCAGATCTGTATCACATCGAGGGGAAACCCATCGTGAACGACTTCCGAAAGGTCACGATTGACCCGTCCAACATCACCCTCACGCGGCGAATTCTCCCGCCGCTTCGGCCTTGAACCATGGCTGTTAAACACATCAGTTACAAGGACTTGCCCCCTGACATGCGGAAAAAGGGGGCTGCCGAGGCTCGCCACCGACTTTCCGCACTGTTGAGCCATCCGTTCGCAACAGCCGAACAAAAAAACGATACCCTCAAGGCTATGCTCAACTTGGACTTGTGGGAAAAGGGTGCTTTGCCTGAAACACAGGCAAAGCCCGTTGTCGTGAAGGCTCTTCCGGCACCACCCTCTGCTGCCCCAGCGCAAGCCCCTGTTGCCCATCAGGTGACTATTGTTGAGTCGTTGACGGTGGCAGAGTCGGACTGAGATAGCGGGTCCTTTTATCGTTTTCCATGGGGTGAGGTAACTCCATGGAACAGTTCGACAAGGGATTTGAGGTTTTCGCAAACTGGCAGACTCTTTTGCTGTGTTTGGGAATCTTCTTGGGCACGTATGGTATCCGCCGAGTTGTCGAGACTGCTTGGAGCGGATCAAAGACCAACAAGTGGTGGACCGAAGTACTTCTTCCGATGGGTCCCATTGGAACGGGAGCCATCCTTGGGTACTTCGCCAAATCCTACCCTTGGCCTATGCCGGTGGCAGACAACCTGTGGGCAAAGGTTTTCTATGGGGCATCTTGTGGGTTGGCCTCGGGGTGGGTGTACAACCGATTCCGATCAGTCTTGAAAGCGATGGCAACGAACGACCAAGTCCCTGAGTCTGTGGTCAAGGTTCTCCCCCCAGCCCCAAAGCCTACTGAACCAGAAGCAAATCCCGAACTTCCGCCTCCTGAACTTCCCCCAGCGGCGTGATGAAAAAACCCTCATTCTGGACCCAGTTCTGGGAGCGGATGAAGATGGTCTTTCGTTGGATTGGCCTGAATCTTCTTGCTCCTGGGGCAGCTTTGCTGTTGGTCCTTGGTGCCATCCTCCTTGTCTCGATGGGGGCCAAGGAACTACAGATTGGGGGTCTTTTGGCTAAGCTGTTTGGGAAGAAAGACCCGGAACACAAAGCGGATGTTGCGAACTCAGTTGACCCAGACCGTGTGGACAAGAACGGGAACCTCATTCTTCCCGGGACCCCAGATTCGAAAGGGGTTACCCAAGTTGTAGTAGTCCCAATCAAGGACCCTGGTTTGTTCTCAAATCCAACTACTGTCGAGTTCACGCCTCCTGGGGCGGATAAGCTCATTGAGGTGCAACTTCCTGACGGGGTGCAAGCCAAAGACGTGGATAAGGTGGTCATCGTTCAGCCAGACAAATTCGTTGTCACGGTGAAAGATACCTCTGGTGTAGTGGCCTCGAAGGTCGATGACCTTCTGAAAAAGTATGGGGAATGAAATGACCTACGATCGACGAGCTGGATTCAGTGCTCAAGGTGCGTCTAAGATTGATCTGAAAGACATCCCCAAGGAACAACAAAAAGTCATCGACATTCTCTCCCCCAATGGGTTCAGACCTTACGTGGCCTGGGATGGAAACCATGGGTACGTCATTGAGTTCAAGGGTATCGGACGTAACCCTCGTATGTCCAAGGCCGTACTGAAGGATCTCATCAACTTGTCGGTCTTTCGTTGGCTCGAAGCGGACAGTGATGGAAGTATTGCCGTAGGGGTGTGAGGATGACCTACGATCGTCGACAAGCTGCGGACTCTCCCGCAAACGTTCTGAAGAACACCGCTCGGGCTCTTCATACAGTGGACCACGATCTAGTTCGTGCGGAGGCAGCCGTGAAGGGGCTCCACAGTCAGCTTGCGATGATGGCCCGATCAACCCACGACAGGCATGTACAGGACAACTTCAAGAGAGTTACCGCCCTGAAGGAACGATTCGAGAAGTTCCACAAAGAGGCGAAAGCTCTTGCGTCAGAGTTTGACCTCGGATCAAAGGACTACCAAGGATGAAACCTAGTTCTTTGGTGTGCGTAGGACTTCTTCTGTTCGCTTCTGAGGCTCGGGGACAAGAGTGCTCTGATGGGGCAACGTGTGTCGCAAAGGAGGACTTGCAGACCTTCCTACGACTAGCCAGAGACTTCAAGTGCCGAGATGAGACTCCGCCAACACTTCAGCTTGATCCTATCACCATCGTGGTCGACCGTGATGGCCGTATCTATGGCTCAGGTAGTGCCCCAAAGCCATACACAGTCAAGCTGAAGTGGTGTAACTATGAGGTTGAGGCCAAAGGTCAGGTGACCTTGCAGGCTGCCCAACGAGTTGAGCCTAGCTATGGGTTTCGTTTTCGCCCCAAAGCTGCAATAGGGCATCTTCCGCTGGTTGCCCTAGACAAGAAAGACGGGTACGCGGGACTTGATGCTGGAGTCCTGGTCGAACCTTTTTTCCTCTCTTGGTCTAATCTAAACGCCTATATCGGTTTTCGTGCTGGGGGAGCAGGAATTGGCTTCGATATCACAAAAAACATGGGTTTGTACCTTGGTTATGCTGTGACTTGGGGCTCTTGGCAGCATAACCCCCACGGTGCTATATCTTTTGCTTTGTGGTGAGGAAGAAGATGACGCAGCTTGAACTTAAAGGTGTACAATGACAGCTCGTCGACCTGTCGCTGTAATTTCTGGCGTGGTGACTGCTGTACCCGATACAGATACTCTGTATGTGTCGCCATTGGGGACCTCTCAAGACCTTCCTGCCGTATCTGGGACACAAGCGACAAACTCAACCTCCAACGTTTCGGCAGGCAGCATTCTGTTCAATCCTGCTTCTTTCCCAACTTCACAAGGCAACACAACCAGAGGCATCACTTTCATGGTCCTGGGCTTTGCGACCTCTGGGATGACAGCAGAGTTTACCCTTTTCAACGTAACAGATGGGGCAGTCGTTTCTGCTGCCACTCTGACTACTTCGACGAACTCAATTGTGTCTTTGGTGACCTCGAACCTGGTTGTGCCCACGTCCCTCCCCAACAGTTCCATACTATACGACGTCAGATATCGAATTTCATCTGGAACCCCTGGCCCCACGGATGCCGCAGTTATTCGATGGGCTGGACTCAAAGTAGTCTACTCGTGAGGTAATCGTGGCTATTCAATACTCTTCAAACATTTCGGCGGCCGACCCAGGCACGATCATGAAGCTCCTGAAGGACACCCTGGTGGCCAACGGGTGGAAGCTCATGGGTTCTAGCAGTGGGTCAGGTGGTTCGTTCACACAATCAACGACCATTGCTGCCGGTTCAAACGGTGCAGCCCTTCCTCAGGCCACAATCAATGTGGTCAGCACCACGAATTTCCCTACATCTGGGACAATCACGATCTACAATAACGCCAACGCAGCACAGACCATTACCTACACAGGAAAGACTGCTACGACGTTTACCGGCTGCTCAGGCGGAACCGGCACCCTTGCGACCGGTGGTGTCGTTTCATATGACTGGTGGACGACGACTGGTATTGCAGGAACTTCTGGTGCCTGGATCAGACTCCAAATGCCTACCGCCAACAGCGTAAATCGTGAGTTGGTCTTTCAGCGCGGAACAACGGGCGACCAATACTGGAATATCCGTTACTCGTACTCGACTGCGTTCTCCACTGGCGGTTCGACCACGGCAGTTCCGACAGCGACCGGTAGTCAGGTTATCCTTGACGGAACGGCAGCCGGGACGCTGCTGTTTGTTGATGCTACAAGTATGACCGCTCTAGTGGCGTGTGATAACGCGACCCCCTATGGGTTTGCCCTCATTGCAAACGGGACTGGGACTGCCGGAGACGGGGTCTTCATGGACCCCATGGTCTCTGGTACATTCGATTCAGCCGACGTAGACCCTTATGTTTTCGGGGCTGGTTTCGGTATCTACGAATCGGGTAACATGGGAGTCACGACCACGACATCCTTCACCAAGGGATACCACAAAAAGGGACTCGGTGGTGAAGGATTTGTGACTATTGGTGTTGTCGGCCCGTACTGTCAAGGTGGGGCGGGAACACAAGCGTTCTTTGGCGTTGACGCCTATTCTGGGTATGACGTTGCCATCGGAATGAACTGGGCTCGTATAGCCAGCGCAACTGCACCCAGAGGCTGGAAGGGGACAAGCACGTTCTTCAAACTCATCATGGTGAGTCGGAACAAGAAAGATACCATTAGTACTACAGGAACAAACACCAGAGATTACATGGTCTGTTCAACCGGTGAGATTTTCGCCATTAAATGGAGCGGAGTGGTTCCATCGTTATGGCAAACACGAATGGCACTTTGAGAGCCTGGTCGTATACCCCTGCCGTATCAACACAGCGCTCTTTCCTTTTGACGCCGGGTGCTGAAGGTGTTGCCCAAGCCACAGTTTTCATCATGGTTGGTCGTGACCCCGATTGCGGTGGGGTTGTGTACAGAACATGGCAAGTGACTGGTGCACCAGATTATCTGGCAACTCAGTACACCGGGGCCCGGTGTGGGGTATCACCGCTCACAAACGTAATCGTCGCCGCCTCCTTCATCCCTGGGACTTGATCATGGACCATTACTCTTTTCTCCTGCTCTCGATGAGTCTTCAGGAAGCCAAGGCTCTTTTGGGGTTTGCCCCTAATGAGTCTCCTTCAGACTCTGAAGTTAGAAAAGCGTTGCGGGATAAGGTGATGAAGGTGCACCCTGACCAAGGGGGCTCTTCAGAGAAAATGGTGGAACTAAACGTTGCTCAGGATGTACTTCTTGGTAAGCAACGTCCCACGTACGATCGTTCTGATGCTCCTTCGTCTCCAAGCCCCCAACCTCAAACCAGGTGGGAGCCCCCCAAAAAGGAGGAGGTCTCTTTTGACGAGGCTAAATCGAAGGCGGGCATCCCGAGTGGGGTGGAGTGGCAGTTCGTGACCTCAGCACAAAGAGGGGTCGGGTACTCCTCTGACGAGTTCCATCGTTCAGATATCGCTTGGGTGGTCTACGGTAAGACAGAGCATGCCCATGTGTTCGTTGGCGTCCGGCACTTCGTGAAGGAAGAGTACTTTGTTGGGGGGGCTGGCGGGAAAGACTTGTGGTCAATGAAATCGCTCGACTTCCCTATCAAGGGGGAGGAGGGGCTGGAGCCAGCGTGGCTTTTTGGGAATGTGGTTAAGGTTCTGAAACTGGTAGGGTCAGAAGCTCGTTTCAACTCCAAGGTAACGGACGCGAAGGGGTGGACCTTTTCTGACAAGTTCCCTCGTGGGGGGGAGACAAGCATCAAGCACTGGTTGGCCAGCTCTGGTGCCGTTTCTGAGGACGATGCTCGGGTGCAAGGACGCAAACACGTCATCGAGGTCAAGTACACTCGGGGGTGGAATGAGGCGCCCAATCACTACAAGATCGTGTACGGGAAGCCTCCTTACGAGTTCTCCAGTGACTTCGAAGGGGTGGAAGTGATTGTCAACGGCAAGGCTCACTGGCTTGACGAGAAAGACACAAGCAAGTTTCTTCGAAGCGGGTTCAAGCGGGCTATCTTCGGGGACCGCCTGTATGATGGCACCAAAAAGAATCTGACTCGTTCGAAAGACGGGAAGAAATTCCTGACCGAAATGGCCAAGCATCTGTCGAGTCTCCCGGCTGATGTCCAGAAGACACTTGAAGCGGCAGCGGCTCAGATGAAGTGATGGCCAACCTAGAACGTATCGTCTCGCGTTATCTGCAAGCTGACCTGAGCCCTCCGCTGGGAAAACCTGGAGGGCCCTGTCAGGTGGTCCAGCGCATTGATAAGTCGGTACGTAACCCCAACTTGAGGCAAGACCTCATTCAAGACGTTGAGAAGGGGGAAGACCTCTCAAACCCTGATGCCGCCAAGGTCTATGTGGTTGGCCGTGAACCAGGAGTGGGGCCCATCAAGCAAGTGCAGATCACTAGCCATGCTCAGTATAGAATGGACCTTCGTTCAATCCGGGTAGATGATGTGCGGTCTTGCCTAGCGGACTTCTTGAAGCAGATGGAAGCTTGGAAGGCTGCCCAAAACAAGGCTTTCGAGAACATGGGGAGCATGCTCGAAGACGGGCACAAGATCGAATGGGTGGATCGTAAGTCTAAGCTGAAGATTGTGTTTCAGAGCATAGGGAATGGCACCGTCACTCTGATCTCTACGTTTTGGAAAGGCGTGCCTGATCCCACTCCACCAAAGTCCTGCAAAATTTGAGAGCCGCTTCCAGTTCTTTGGTGTAGCATCCTGGGATGACGGCGTCTGAGACGGATGAGATTCGTGTAGTCTACGCCCCAGAGATTCAAGCACTCTACCCTAGACTGCTTGAGATCCGGGCTTCAAAAACGATATCGTTGAAGGATACCCCATTGCTCCGTAAGGAGGTCTTGGGGCCGGATAAAAAGCTCTCGCCCTTCAGACCCAGGTACTACCAAAGCCAGGGCATCGCGCATATGATGCTCATGAAGCGTTTGATTCTTGGTGATGGGACGGGTTTGGGGAAGACTGTTCAGGCATTGGCGGCTCTCTGTCATTGTTGGGGTAAAGAGCCAGACAACAAGGTCATTGTAGTGGCCCCAAAGGCTGCCATCAGACAGTGGGAGAGTGAGACTGAGAGGTTCACTGAGGGCATCAAGGTCTTCGTGGTTTCCGGCTCTGCTGCGGAACGGGAGGAAATCTACCGAACCTGGGCTGGCTACGGGGGCCCAGAAAAGGTCATACTCATTCTTAACTACGCCATTCTTGTTCGAGATTGGGACTTTGGGGGTGGTATGCAACCAGACCCGAAGAACGCGAAGAAGAAAGTCTATGTCAAGGGGCT